CATTAATGGCGCCTGGATTGGTATTACAGAAACACCTATCGAGCTATTTGCTATGCTAAAAGAAATGAAATGCAAAGGAATTATCAATATCTATACGTCCATCATTTTCGATTATAAGCTCAGTGAAATTCGCGTGTGCAATGATAGTGGCAGAGTTACTCGTCCATTACTACGTGTCAAGGATAAAAATATTTTGCTAACTCAGAAAATTTTAAATGATCTTACACATAACATTATTTCTTGGGATGACCTCTTTACCGACTGCAAAATTGATGAAGCTGTTTTAGAATATATTGACCCTGAAGAACAGAACTTCTCCATGATTGCAACCAAACCTAAAGATCTACTACCAAGCAGTTCTGATCAAATCATTAGACATACTCACTGTGAAATTCATCCTAGTACAATGTTCGGCGTAGTATCTTCGTGTATTCCTTTCCCGGAACACAATCAGTCTCCCAGAAATACATACCAATGTGCTCAGGCCAAGCAAGCTATGGGAGTTTATGCTACAAACTACAACGAACGCATGGACAAGACTGCATATGTACTAAACTATCCTACCAGACCACTTGTCGACACCCGAGTTATGAACTTGATCCAACTCAATAAAATCCCGTCTGGTTGCAATATTAATGTTGCCATTATGACCCACACTGGTTACAATCAGGAAGACTCTGTTCTAATCAATAAGGGATCCATTGATCGAGGACTATTTCAAACAACCATTTATCACACCGAAAAAGATGAAGACAAACAGAAAATCAATGGTGATGAAGAAATTCGCTGCAAACCAGATCAGACTAAAACTAAGGGAATGAAGTTCGCTAATTATGGTAAAGTAAATTCAAAGGGAGTGATGCCAGAAAATTCATTGGTTGAAAATCGTGATGTAATCATTGCCAAGGTGACGCCTATTAAGGAAAATAGAAACGATCACACAAAGGTTATAAAATATGAAGATCAAAGCAAAATTTACAAAACTACCGAAGAAACTTATATTGATAAGAATTATATCGATCGCAATGGCGACGGATACAGCTTTGCAAAAGTCCGACTACGAGCCACTAGAAAGCCTGTGATTGGTGATAAGTTCTCGTCTAGGCATGGGCAGAAAGGTACGGTTGGCAATATTATTCCCGAAGAAGATATGCCATTTACAAGCAATGGTGACCGACCCGACATCATTATTAATCCACATGCAATCCCATCTCGTATGACAATTGGTCAACTAAAAGAGACACTTCTCGGCAAAGTTTTAATTGAACTCGGACTATTTGGTGACGGTACTAGCTTTGGAGAGCTTCATGTTGAAGATATTTCTAAACAATTGCTGGAACTAGGCTACGAAGCACATGGTAATGTTCTCATGCATAATGGTTTAACTGGTGAGCAAATTGAATGCAATGTATTTATGGGTCCAGTATTTTATCAGAGGTTGAAACACATGGTGAATGACAAGCAACATAGTCGATCCATTGGTCCAATGGTCAACTTAACTAGACAGCCAGCCGAAGGTCGCAGCAGAGATGGTGGTCTAAGATTTGGTGAGATGGAAAAAGATGCGATGGTTTCACATGGGGCTGCGAAATTCACTAGGGGTAGAATGTATGATGCATCGGATAAATATTCAGTACATATTTGCAAACGCTGTGGACTAGTTGCATCGTATAATAATGAGATACATATCCATCATTGCAGAACATGTGATAATAGGTCAGACTTTGCGTATGTAGAAATTCCTTATGCTTGCAAATTGCTCTTCCAAGAGCTGACAACAATGAATGTTGTTCCTAGAGTTATTACAGATCATTAAATTGTTTAATAAAGTTTAGTTTCAATTTAGTCATTATAAAATATTTTTTTATTTTTATTTTATTTTATTATACTGATAATATAGAATAAAAAGTATGGCAGATATAAGTCAAAATGTAATAGATACAGCAAAAGATTTATTACAAGAGGTTAGTGTATTTTTAAAAAATGGACTTCCTGATGTTATGCAAAGAGCATTAACTATTAAAAAAAAAACAACAGATAAAGATTTGGGTAAACTAGGACAAGTTGATGAAGCTAATAAAAGCAATATTTCTATAATTATTGGACAGTATAAATTTACATTAATAGAAAAAATAGTTATTTTTGATAGAAGATATGTGAATTTTAATGTTTATTCTATTTCTGTTGATAATCAAATAAAAATAGATAAAGAAAATGAAGCTATAAAAAAGATATTTATAAAAGAACCAAAAGAATTGGCTCAGGCAATAATAATAATTTTAGATAAAATAGATACAATAGAAAAAAAAATAAGTAGCATTCGTACACTATTTAAAATGAGTAAAATAGATACAGTAGAAAAACAGGACAACTATATAAGACAGTTTAGTAACTTAATAAAATATGATCGAAAATATGCACTGCTTATCCATCAACTAACAGCGTATGCATCTTCTAGTCAAGTAGGTGCCTGGCGCCTATGTAAAATAGAACCAGTTAATAGGCTAAATAAATTTGATGATTATGTACAGTCTACTGTAATACATTGGAAATTAGCTAGATTTATATGTTATTGGTTTTACAGACCTGAGCTACTATGGGCTGATGAAACAGTTCCCCAAAATCCCCAAAATCCAGAAGAACAACAAATAATTGTTAACACTCAAACTCGAAATAATATTAGAAATAATAGAGCACCATTTGTATATCCAAATGTTCCTCCAGTCCGTCCACCTAATGGGTTTCCTCAAAATCAAAATACTCAAGCAGCTATCCCTGTTTATTATGTTATGGAAGATAGACTTTATGCATATCAATCATTTCCACAATCATATAATGTGAGGACTGCTGCTGATAATACTATAACATGTAAAATAGTAGACAGAGGATTGGGGTCTCCTCAATGTTATAGTCGTGATCATCCTGGTATTTGTCCTGGAAACAGAAATTGTCCACTTCTTGCTCCTTGTCCATTTCGATATTGGAATGATAATGGTACATGTGGAGACAATTTAGGTGAAAATACTATTAAACTTGTATTAAACAGATTTTCTCAAATATTAAATGGATTTTATAATATAGAACAAGAAAATGGATCAATGAAAATAACAGAATTATATACTGATTGTATGGTTTATAAAAATTTTAAACAAGAAGCTCATGTATTTAAAGTAAGATTAATTCCTATACCAGGAAATAATTTTTGTTATCCTAATTCTGATCCACCAGATAATGCACCTATTCCAGCAGATCAATCATTTTACAAACAAGAAATAGATGTAGTTTTTGTACATTATACTATTCAACAATGGGGTGATCCTAATTATGAACCCAAAGAATGTTATGATTTTAATGTAAATCAAAATGCAGATCCAGAACCATCATTTAATGTTCAAGGATATTATATTTTAACTATAATACCTACCAAAGTATTGAATGTAAATCCTGCAGGAATAACTCTTTGTGATTTTAATAATATAACTGATATAGGTTTATTTATGAATTATATTAAGGCAGGATATTATGTATGTAAACCACTTGATTACAGGGCTCAATGTAGAGAATATTCATTTGGTGCTGCTGATCCTCTTACAGTTATAAATTTGGAATATTTTTTTACTGGAACAAGATATAATCCTTTGTGGCCATTTAAAACATTATTTGGGTATACAGATCCTGATATTCTAGCATTATCAAAATATAGTGAAGATCTTATATATAGTCCAACAAACCAATCTAGGGGACTAAAAAGATTATTAACACTTCCTCCAGAAGACTCAAATAATCCAAATAATAAACTTAGGATTATTAAAAATAGTTTAATTTTAGAGGATATTAATTGTAATGTAGCAAGAATTGAAGAATGTCCATGTGATATTCAAGAAAATGAAAAAAACTCAATCAAAAAAACAACAACAACAACACCCAAAATAACAATTAAAGTTGGATCACTACTAGGACCAGGACAAGTACCAGGACAAGTACCGGGACAAGTACAAGTACAAAGATCAATAAGAGATAAACGCGGCCGAGATGAATATGAAAATGGAGCCCAAGGCGGTTATAAAAAAACTAACAAAAACAAAAACCGTTATAAAAACAAATTACAAACTTTTAAAAGAAAGAAATACAAAAAAGTGAAAAGGATAACAATGAAGAAACTAAAGAAAAGAAAAACAAAGAAGCAAAAGGTGTAAAATTAAATTAAATAAAACTTAAACTTCTTACGATAAATGCAGTCGATGCAAATAGTGTACCACCCCATAATGTATCTATGATAACACTTTTTACAGACCACTTGTTAAATATAGCCCAATTAGTTGTTTCGTATGTTCCATAAATAACCAATCCTAAAAGGAACGCATCACTAATGCTACGTTTAGGTTTAATAATAAAATAATTTAGACCCATAATTAAAAATATATAACAAATCAACGCAGCTAAATAATTAATATTTATCTTAGATCCTTGAATATCTTGTACTTGTTTGTTAAAGTGATCCTTAAAAAAATTCAAGTAAACAAAGTCAAGACAAACAAAAACAATGGCGCTAATAAGTAACCTAAAATCAAACATTCTAATATATAAATAAACTATATTTATTTATTTTTGTTAGTTTCAAAGAATTATAGATATAGGTTTAGACATGTTTTAATTTTTTTATTTTTATTATTATATAATATAAATGTCTAATAGTGTTGGAACAGGCTTTTCACCATCAGCTACAGGAAAATCAGGTTGGTCGACGGGTGGCTTAGGCGACCTAGCTCGTGTCATTCAAGGTCTTGGATATAATATAAATAATAGATCAGGCAATCCTTATTTGGGAGGAGGACTAAATGGTATTATGCCGCAACCAATTGTGGATCATGATAATTCTGACGAATTTGCTAGAACTCGTTTTTATTTAAAAGATGCATGGAATACGTCAAGTGTATCAGGTAGCTCTAATCCTAAACGAATTATTGGTCCTTTTAGAGCAGTTAACAATGCCGGGGATATATTAAGTCGTCAAGATTATTCATGTGGAGGCACATGTCAAAGTTTTCAAAGTCGCCCCGGACTAAGTGGTTTAAGAGGACGTTTTGGTTCTATTTCGGACTCATGCACTCCATCTGCTCTTTACAGCTCAAATCAGGTAAATCCTGCTGTACCTGCGTCAGCATGCAACGGAAAATTTGTGTACGATGGGTCTGATTATATTAATTTTAAAAAGAAACAGGCAATCAATAGAAACTATAATGACAGATCTTTTGGAGGCAATGATTATTCAGCTGCCCAGTCGGCAATGAGAGCGATACGAAGATATTAAGGATTAATTATTAAGTATTTGAAATATTTAGCATTTGAAATTTTTCTTTAAATTATAATTTATTATTATCTTAATAAATTATATAATGGAACCCCAAATGAAAAAGGCTCTTATGATTGCAGGCATTGTTATTTTAACTGTTATTTTAATTAAACACATTACTAATTCACCTACTGGATCCACTACTTCAACTACTACCGCAACCAAAACTGTTTTTGTTGATAATGATCCTCACAGACGTTATTACTACGGTTTCGGTACACCCAATGTAAATCGTTACAAAGCACAATATTATAACTAAATCAGATCCGATCCAACCCAGGGGGCATTGAAATAGTAGGTTTGCTGAGATTAATATATTTTCATATTATATATTAAATGACTACACCATATGGTATTTCTACTTCAATTGGATCACAAACATTTCAAGGATTTGTAAACGCACCTGTAACTGGTCCTTTAACAACTAACAAGTATCCTTTTTCCATGGCATATCATAGTTTTGGAACATTGACCGGTCAAAGACCTACTCCGCCACAATTTTATCCATCTCAAGAGCCAGTTTACGCTGAAATGAATACTAATGCTCGCAGTCAATATTTGAGAGCAACTGCCATATCAGCAATAGAAAAAGCCAAACAAGATGTTTTAGGTAAATTATCATCTCCTGTAATTAAGGTTATTGGGTCTTCTCAGCGACAAGTTGCGGTGTCATCTCATGTCAATTATATTGAACCGAAACCGTCTTCGATGTACACAGATATAAAAAAAAGTATTGCAGTCGGTAAATCTGCGTATAAAGTTGGAATGCCATTAGCTTCACCAATTTCTACAAAAAGTTATTATCCTAGTGGAACAAGAAGTGCGTTGCAGCGTGCTCGATCCGGTGGATGCTCTGCGCCGAAAAAGAAAGGATCCATATATAATTATAGTTTGAGACAATCTGGCATCAACGGTTACGGTTCTTTACCAAGACAGACATACTAAGGCTCCTCAACATACTCACAATTGTCGTGGTCCACTGTAACCAAATTATTGAAACCATATGATTCCAGAATTTCAAGCACTTCGCTATCATATTCTGCATAATAATATTCTACATCTCTAGCTAATACAAATAACGATAATTTTAATGGATCCGATACAATTGCCCAATCATAAAATCCGTCATACTCGGGTCCTAGATTATAAACCCAGTATGGCGCATCATGAGGAACACCATTTAAATGAACTGTTAGTTCCCCAGGATGCAATTTAGGGTCAGTGTTAGGACCATAATAAGCATACCCTTCTATTTGTTCTATACCGTTATATTTTTCATATTGACTATTTAATACGGTTACGTTACCATTGGGGACCAAAGTATAATCAGCCGTTATACAGCTAGAATATTTTTCAAATAATTGATCAAAATTGTTTCCATATATTTGATACCATCTTCCTTGGTACTTTTCTAAATCAAGTGTTTCAACTGTGGGTTCAGAACTAGAAAAAAGGCTTAACAATATAAAAGACAGCATTATATATATTGTTATTATAAAATATCTAAATAATTTTATAATAATATTTATTTTTTAAATATATAATATATAATATATAAAACGATGAACAAGTATATTGTTGAATTTTTAGGAACTATGTTTCTTGTCTTTGTAATTTTTGCTACAGGCAACTATTTAGCTATTGGTGCCGCCTTAGCTGTTGCCGTTATGTTAGGTGGAGCCATTAGCGGTGGTGCGTTTAATCCTGCAGTTTCTATTGCAATGATGTATGCTGGTAAAATGCCTCGATCTGATCTAATTCCTTATATTGTTTCCCAGGTAGCAGGTGCTTTAGCCGGTTTTGAAGCCTTTAAAATCGCAATGAACCGTTAAATCAATTATTAGAATTTATTGAATTTATATTATTTCTTTTATTATAATATAAATGGTTAGCAAACGTAGCATGAAAAGAAGTCGGAATATGAACCGAAGGAGAAGCCGACAAATGAGAGGCGGTGAAACACCAGAAGAAAGAGCGGCAAGAGAGGCAAGAGAGGCAGCAGAAAGAGCGGCAAATGGACAACAACCACAAAACTTAAGTGTTTTAGGTAGCTTAAATACTGGAGTTAGTACCTTAGCTAATGGAGTTAGTGATCTTGTAACTAGTCCAGGAGAAACATTTGAAAATGTAACAGATAAAACAAAAGAGGTGATAACTAGTGGGGTTGGAATAGCAGAAGATACACTAGGTGATTTACAAGGTAAAGCGACTGTTGTATTAGATGACACAGTAGCTGCTACAAAGCAACAAGCAAGTAATATCTTAGGTTTAGGATCAAACGAAGAAAACCAAGATCCAACAAAAGTAGAAGGAGGGCAAGTAAAACCCTGGTATAAATTCTGGGGTGGTAAAAGACATATGACAGGAGGTCAAGGTTTAGGATTGACTTACTATGCAACTCCAGTTAATGGATTAAAGGTGGCTGAACCAACTTACATGGAGTATTATACGGGAGGTAGAAGAAAACGAAGTACTAGAAAACGAAAATGTTGTAAAAGACATAGACATTGCAGAAAGACTTGCAATAAAAGACATAAGCATTGTAAAAAATAGGTCTAAATCACAAGTTTATTGATCACAAGTTTGTAGATCACAAGTTTATTGATCACAAGTTTATAGGCGGTACAAGATCAGATTTAACCATTAATCGATACATGAGATAGATCCCAAGTGCACCAATTGAAGCAAAATATGCTTGAGCAATAGGATCATCTGGGACTTTAAAATGAAAATCAACACATTCATATGTACTTGCATTCAACTTATTTTTCATGTTAGAAAATGTCTCTCTGCAGCTGTCTTTAGTTATAGGATTGCGTTTATCTAAAAATGCACAAGGATCCATTGATTTAACATCTACTGTAGTAACATAATGACTTTCAGTTGACTTATTATTATAGATATCAATTGTCTCCATTGTAATTTCTTGACAATCCGGCTTAGAACCAGCTAAAAATGATCGCATAAGACCCATTGGATTAAATGCATTTAAATTACTTATTGTACCAGGAATTAATCCTTTAAATTCTGAAAAATTTACTCCAACTCCAGATGATATAAACGGAATATTTCCCATAGGAACATTATTTACATAAATATATCTATCTACTTCTACTCCATTTTTATTTGTTGTTTTATCCATGCATTTTCCACCAGTCTTTAGAAAAAATTTGTTCCCTAAAGGTTTGCCTGTAGCTGATGCCCTTGACTTGCCTGTAACTAACAAATCAACATATTGAATTAAACCATCAATATTTTTTCCCATTTGGGCTAATGATCCTTTATCTGACATACCGATAGCAGATGGTTCTTTTATGTATTTATAATAAGGATAGTCGGGACCCATATATGAGTCTTTTCCACCATCTCCTGATAATGCATTTTCAAATAAATTTGCCATTTATATATTTAGTTTATATAAATATATAAAATTTAAAAATTCTACAATTCGACAATCAAAGTTATAATCTAATTATTCTTAAATTTGTTCTTCTTCTTGATCGGGTTCTTCATTTAATCCAGTAATTTCAACAGGAGTATCCCCGGCTAAATCTGTTGCATAATCTGCTTGTTGTTGTACTATTGCATCAATTTGGGGTTGAATACCATCAACAATTTGTTGCAATGTATTTACTTTATCATTTAATCCATCTAATTTAGTTACACGACCGTTTAGAACTTCTATATTTCCTGCATTTTGTTGTGCCAAAATTAAAGTATTATTTGGATCATTTTTATCATAAGGTTTATATTCACCATTTGTTGTTCCTGCATTTTCTAGTCCTTCTACTAAATTTGAGCGGTTTGTAAACGCTAAAAATAATTGGTATCCTAATAAACATGTAAAAAATACTATTAGTATTTTGATCAACATTATTATATATACTAACATTTATTTTCTTTTTATAATTTATAATGTCTTCCGCATTTTATCCACAAGGTATGAATTCATGGAATAATAGATTGCCGCAAGGTGGTTACAAAACATGGAAAGGTAAAGGTCTTTTTAGTAATCCAGTGGGAGTAACAGCTACTCATATTAGACCTCTAACAAATAATGATCCTGGCAATGCGTTTCCTACCGGATTTGGTCTGCCTCGTCCTATCAAACATTACAGAAAAGGAACCGTTATTCCTGTACCTGTTCCTATTCTTGTACAAGATCCTGAAAATCCTGCAGAGTATATTGAGCAAAGTCTAGTTGATTATAACATTAATCGAGCGGTTAAATCTTCTATAGGATCTTCACTTGGTGGTGGTAATGGTGGTACGGGTTTAATCTCACAGCTAATTGATATGCCTGGATCTTTTATAGTAAAAGATAATGGTTTAAATTCTAATCTTGGTAACCAAATAGATAATGAATGCACCACGTGTCAAGGTGTAGGTATGGTATCTGATTGGTATCCCATTAATAATTTGACAGAGAAACCTCAGGCTAATGTAACAAATCCACTTCTATGCTGTAATCAACAAAGAAAAGCAAGGCAGCGAGTATTAGGTGCAAATACAAATGTAAAGAAAAATTATTATCAAACAACGGATATGTATTTGTATAATCGATGTCAAACATTTCAACAACGACAGTTTAATTTTATTCGTGGACCAATTGACCAGAATATTTTGGATTTATTTCTCAAATACCCTTTTGTTACTGCCAAAATTCTTGAATATTCTAAACCAGGTGGTCCTCTTTCTATTGTAAATTATTATGTTGCTCAATGCAATCCTAATTTTACAGTAGAAACCGCAGTAGAAATAGCATTTATCAATTCTTTATCCAAATCATTATTAGAAGCGGGATATATTTCAGAAGAAGTATATTTGTCATTAATAGGTCAAAGTCCCTTGTCTGTTCAAACATTTATTGAGACTTTGCAAGGCATTTTAACAATTGAACAATACAAAATAGTAATTGAATATATGTACCAATTGGCTTCAGATCCTTATAATGGATCTGTTGTTTCGGGTCCAAGCAATCCAAAAGGTTGTGCACAAGTTTTTTATAAACCTAACAATCCTCAATTTGCTCAGCAAGGTGGGGTCTCTAGTAGTACCCGAATTTTGAAGCTCAATGTAGATACGATTAGCACAGCTGCGGCGGGAGTTAGAAAACTAAAAGGCGCTAATATAGCTGCACAACTAGCCGGAGGTCAACCAGTAAATACCCCGTTTATTTATAAATTTAAAGTACCTGCATGTCAACTATCAACATATACCGGAAACCCGTTTTTCTTTCAAGGACAACATCAAAATAAGAAAATATGTTCTAAAAATACAGCGGATGCAAGTCAAACTTATGTTAGTATAAATCAGCGTTCGGCTGGAAATTATATTGGATCTACATTGCCTTAAACTTTATGTCTAAATACTGGTTTCTAAATATTTGAGACCTTCTTCGCACTCTTTTCGTTTTGTATTTAAAAATATATTGATTTTATCTGTAAATTTGTTATGAGGTATCTGGTTTTTTTCACACCATTGAATGCATTTTTGTATGTGATTACGTTTGAGACTTTCCACTTTGTCTTCTTTGTTTTTATTTTTAAATATGTTAATTATTTGATCATATGACTCTAGTTGTTGTTGTCCAATTACCGCATTAGACTCTTCTATTTTATTCAAAAAATAATATGGAATGTCATTAGTTAAAATAGAATGAATATTTTGATTTGAAAAACTGGTACTATTGATTAAGTAATCCTTTAGTTTTTCTTCTAATTGATCAAATATATTTATTTTGTTTAAAATATCAAAATCAAAATTATTGCAAATGATATATCGTTCTCCTTTTGTAATTTTGCTAATTGTTGGTTTAATTAGATATACCTTTTCATAAATACTAGTTAAAATCAAAATTACATCTATGATTACTTTATAAAAAATATTATCGAATTTTATGATACATGTACCATTATTAGACTGATATTTTACAATTATATAAAAAGTTAACAAGACATTTTTAATATATTGTTTTATATCTGTATAATCTTCGTCTTTAAATTCAAAAATAAATAAATCTATTTTAGATATTGGGGTATTTTTAATGTATTTTTCACATAAAATATCGTAGTCAAAAAAATCATTGATAATAGTGTCTTCATTTTCTTCACGTAACATATTTAATAAATAGTTTGATGATGAAAAGTTGGGTGTAAAATTGGCAATAGTTATTTTGTTTTTAGGATATAATATATCAGTTATATTACAGATCTGGAATATTTCCATTAAATCAAAAAATAAGCTGGACTCTGGTTTTACTTTGCTAACAGATAAAATTGTCCCAGGAACATTTGTATGTATAAATTCAAATGGATTAACAATTTTATTAATATAGTCAACTGTTATATTACTTGCATTTGGTTTGCTAAGTTTATTATCTAATTTTAATAAATTTGTGTATATATCATTTAAATAATATATTAAACTGTACGAAATAAACGGTTTAATTTGCTCTATATTCAGAAATAAAAAAATATTTATATTTAAATTATTTTTTGGTAATATGTAATAATTCATTATTATTATATAATACTTGTAATTATTTATATCTTTTTTTATAAACTATAAACATTTATATTAATTTTCTTCTTTTATTCTTTTTATTCTTCCGTTATATCTCCTGTAAGCTTTTTCTTTCTTGTTGTCTTCTTTTTCTCTGGCACTAAAACTGGTACAACATTTTCTTCTTCTTCTATTTCATCTGCTTCTAATTTTTTCTTTGTCTTCTTACCCTTTACTGGTTTTTTCTTTTCCAATACATGTTCTTCTTCAACAGCTGCAGCAACAATAACAGCAGGTACAACTGCAGCTTCTTCTTTTTCTTCCTTTTTAGGTGAAGCTAAAGCTTCTGTTGCTTCTTGAAGTTTTAATTTTCTTCTTAAATTCTTTACCTTGGGCTTTAGTTCTTCATCCGCTTCTTTTACCGCTTTTTGGGCAATTGCACTCTGTCTATCTTCAAATTCAATCTCATCTGGCAATGCTTCTAAAATAGACTTTGTTAGCTTCTCTACGTTTCGAGTTGCTATTTTTTGAAACACAAAATATCTATTTAGAAATGATATCCTCTTCTCGTAATCCATCATTGAAGGCGCATTTCCATATTCTTTGGCTGTTTTAGGGAATTTTCTAATTTCATCCATCATTTTATTGTACATTTCAATAAACATACCACTGCCCTCTGGGAGGCCGATCTTTTTTGCATCATCTCTTGGAAGCAATCTGAACCCATAATTTGACATGGTTTCCACAAAGAAATCAAAATTTACTAGGTACTCAGAGATTGTTTGATTTATCGACTCCTGATATACTGAAATTTTATAACCCAAAGAAGTAATATTATCTTCAAATGAAACTGCATCATAGTCTTTTATTAATGACCACACCTTTTTATCATTATGATATATCGTGTCACCATCTCCCTGATCCTTCATTCTTAGTTTATTAAATATTGTTTTGCCATCATAACACGTGCCAATAAAGTACCCTCCTTCTTTTGTACATTCTGCTACATTTCTCACAAAATTATAAAATGTTTGTTTATTTTCAAACATATAGTGGATTGCAAATTGACAGGATGATATATCAAATCCAGGTTCGCCTTTTGCATATTGTCTTTTAACTGCAGGTCCTAAATTTTTATCCAGAGCATTTTGTCCAAAGACCGCTTGAGTAATGGCATTTCCCTTGTCAGTTAACATTGCCTTACCAGATCGAATATTTAATGCACTATTTCCAACAACAAACAAAGCATAAGGCATATTCTGAAAATCTTTTCGGAAAGACAAATAACGAGCGCATGCACCACTAATTCTATTTTCTATATTATTTTTAGAAATATCAACACCAAATACAAAAGACAAGTTAGCCGCTATCCATTTTGGTAAATCACCACCTTGTCCACATGCAAAATCAATTAATATATTTCCATTTCTAGATACATTGCGAATAAGGATCTTTTTTACAAATAAATTATGGAAATCTCTCAAGCCCATAGTTTGCTTTTCACTTGTAACCCTATTATAATATATTTCATCTGATAATATTTCTTCGGGAATATCCTGACCAGTTGCAATCATTTTTTCAGTAATTGGGTTATGAATTGAATACCAGTTATCATTTGCTGTATCATAATCATTGCAGCTAATCTTTCCGTTTCTGAATTCTGTAGTCTTGTCATATCTGACACGTAATGGAACCCACTTCCACAACCCTTCTCTTGCCAAATCGTATCTAAATTCCACAACAGTTTCATCATTAATTACTTCTCGATCTTCTGTGAACATTTGCGGATTTCCGTTTGCATCCGTTTCAAGCATAATATTGCAAAGCCCGGCATTAACATCAAATGGATCAGATGGATAAAATTGTTTTCTTTTATAAGTTTCTTCATTCTCTTCTTTTGATGCTTCCGGTAATTTATCATCTAATATATCCTGGCATGGATTTATGTAGCCGTGTCTCTTTTCATCAAAGCCAACTTGCAAGATCAGTGATTTGTACTGATTGAACTGGGTGCTTTGTTTAACATTTAATCCATTTTCAAATATAGGAGTTGTCATATCTTGACCATCTGGACCTTTTTTTGTTGTAACCAGAAAATCTATAGTGTTGTACTTTGGCGGTTTCCACTTAAATGAATAGTCCCATCTAATCTTTTTCAATGGACCAGCTTCCATAATAGTATTTCCACCTACTCCCAATAATGTAGGCGTAAATATTAGTCCATCTGTTGTATATTCATATAAATTATCTGCTATTCTTTGTAAAATGAAATTGCAAGCTTCAAATATATTGTATTTTTCAACCTCTAGTATTTGTCCTTTTTCTTGAAATGATTTCTGGAATGAAGGATAGAAATTTTTTGTGATAAAATTCATAGGACTTTTATTTATTTCTCTGGACTTATATGCCCCAATCAGCTTTGTTAGTGGTGCATCTTTTTCCACTACTTCTCCAGATATCACTGATTTTGCGTTCAAAATAGACATAAATTCTTTTAATACCGGCAATCTGCAGCTTTGTTCAAAAATCTTGGAATTTTTATGCGGCACTTCAATAAATGGTCTTGCTCTTAGGTCAGTTAAAGATGCAAAGTAAATGTCAAATGCTGCAAATGTATTTATAAATGTTCCATATTTATCATGTAATATTAATTCTCCATCAATAACAGAATTAAAGCAGCGTTTCTCTTCTGTTGTTGCTCCAGTGAATATGACATCCATCTGCATATTTATCAGAAATATCTTGCCTTTGCTATTTATGAACATTAAATGCCTATCCCCGTCTGCTTTGTCAGTTACGCAATATGAATATGGCACTGTGATATTTGGAATAACCATATCTGGGTTCACTGCGGCAATATTTTTGATCTGCAGCGTTTTTGAACTGGGACCAATAAAATCATTTGGATATGCTCTCTCTTTTGGAACAAATTCTTGTCCACGTTTTTTCATATCTTCTTCGTGAATTAAAGTCATGTAATCTGCAATTGCTTGTTTTTGTTCTGGATATGAAACAGGAAAGTTGGTTTTTTGCAATCCACAAAGCACATATTTTGTCACTTTTTGAATATCTTTTACTAATTCTTCTGGACGTCTGTATTTGAATTTTGCTTTTTCATTTAATACTTCTATTTCAATTTCGTACGTCTCCTGATTGTTGAAAACATTGGACTCCATTACATTGTACGTCTTTATTAACTGCCCTTTACTGTCTTTTGTAGAAGAACGAACGATACTAAAATCTATTTGAAATGGCAGTGTTGGATGTAAAAACGAAACACGATTTATGTAGCGAAATTGTTTTTTTGATTTATCCCAATTTGCTAGCAATTCTTTTCCAATTTTGCTGTTTACGGATACTTTTTCTTCATTTTTGTATGTTACTCTAAAATTGAAATCATTAAAATCCGCTGATTGAACTGGTTCTTCATTTACTATAACATCTGTTTTTTTCATGATTGAAACTACTCCAGCTGTTTTTGTGTCAAATAGTTTCTGAATATTGCCATTTTTACAAAATTGTTGGATATTATCAATTCCATTTATTTCTACTCGAAATCGGTCAAAATCTCTCGATATTTTATATATACCTGATTTTATATCTAAAAACTCGGCTTGGACTTTAAGTGTATATTTGCCTTCCGGTTGAATTGTGGTAAATCCCATTGAATTCATTTTTTTAATGACATTATCATAGTCTGTTTTTGTTATTCGCCTTACTCCGCGGGTTCCAAATTTTACTTCCATTTCTACATCACTGTAGTTGGTTGGAGCAGATGTTAATAACAACTGAGAAATAGTAATTATTTGCATCTTCGGATTTGCAGGCGGTCTTCTTTTATCAAATTTTCCTTTTTTTTCCGCCTCTTTTTCCTCTTTTGTTTCTTCTTCTGCAGTTTCTTCTGGTACTTTTGTTACATCAACAAGCGGGGCTTTTTTTTGAGGTCTTGCATTTAAGTCGCCTTCAAACCATCCAGTTGGATTTTTTGTTACATCATACAAGTCTGGATTATAGTCATTCCAGTCATCTTCTTTTGCTTTCCATGGGTCTTCAGGGGTCTTTGCCTTAGTTATACCTTCGAGTTCACGCAGTGTCATTTTCGCATTTTTATTAATTGGCTTCAAATCAGAAGAAGATCTCACTTCAATATCTTCAAATGAAGGTTCTTTTTCATCTTTTCTTGGAAATGGTTTATTCTTTTTTTCTTCAGCCATACGTGCATCATATTCTGCTGCCTTCCGTTTGGCTTCTGCAAGTTTTTCTCTTGCTTCTGCAAGTGTAGGTTTTTTTTTAGTTTCCATGATTATATATATTAATAAACATATTTTTATATTCTTATTAATATTCAATTTTTTTATAATTATTTATCAGTCCATTTAAAAATTTTGTACTAACAATTCATATATATCTTTTTTTGATTTCTTTTTAGTATTATCATTTGTTATATTAATATCTAATTTTTTGCACATTTCTAAAAGCTCTTCCACTTTATATGATGCAATTGACTTCAAACTAACATCAAAATTCGACATCTTATAATATGTTTCTTTGTACAAGTTTATTTTTTCTGGTAAAATATTGAGTTCAATATGATGTTCGTATGTTATACTATTTCTGTGAATTATATTTATTTTTGGATCATCTATAGTTAACACTTCATATATTTTTCGTTTATCGATTAATATAATATTAATATTTTCAATAATACATAACGCAAAAAATGTTTTTATAGAAATTCTTTCTTGATTTGCTAAATCATCTTCTATTAAAGTTAATGGCTTAATTTTATGCATTTTTAAGAGGTCTTTGTTGCATGTCTTACGTATTTCATCAATATATTTAAATTTTTCTTGTTTTTCAATTTGAAAATGTTGATTTCCAACTTCCATTTCATATTTGGAAAATCCATACTTCAAAATATAAAAGCACCAAAAAAGACTATCTTTTTGCTTAGGTTTATAAATATCACTCTTTAACTCTACTTTTGTTACAGATACAGTTTTATCTTTAAAAGTCTTTTTATTTTCCTGTAGATGTTTATCATCTCTTAAACTAACAAGGGGTTTCTCAAATCTTTGTGAAAAATCTATATTATGCTTCGTAAATTGCCGTAAATTTTTACAATCAAACATATATTTTGCATAAGATCCATCTGGTTTTGTTAGTTCATTTAGTTCATCAATACATATTTTAGAAAGTGGTTCTTTTTTAACTGCATTTGTCCTTTGATTATTTTTATGATACATATTTGCTATTTATATTATTTCCAAAATTATCTTTATTATCTTTTAAAAAATATGTATTCTTATAGTTCTCCTTTTGTCTTTCAATATTATTTAATTCTATCTCTTGAGCAGTTACATAATTAACATAAACTAACAATTCATCTAAAATCGTACTACATACATCACTTAAATTAATATGTATTCCGTATTTATTCTCATTAATAATAACCTCTTTATGTCTGGTTAAAATCCTAAGAATTTCAATTTGATTGAATTTTGACATGTTCTCAATAGCCTCTCGAATTCCATTGATTTTATTAAAATCGTATTCCATTATAAGTATATTATAGAAATACATGTTTTTAATATTATTTAAAAAAAAAGAATATTAAATTTATTATTTATTTATTTGTTATTTGTTAGTTAGGTTATTAAATTATTTGATTATTCTTCAAAATCAATTCTTGGTTTTGCAGCTCCCGGTGCTTTAAATTCCTTTCTTTTGGGTGTCACTAATTCTGCAATAATAGACACATATTTATCATTCAATTCAAATCGCTGCGCAATAACCTTGGCCACAAATTTCTCGTTTTCTTCAATTGAATTAAAATAGTCACTGTCATAATAATGATCTCGAGCAATAAACAGTACAAACGGTGATGGTACCTCATCAACACTTTCCGCTCTTATACCCGCCTTTGTAATGTTTTTAGCAACACAATTAAATAACATGCCTGCAACTGGAAAGCACACATCGCATTCAAATACAACATCGAATATAACCTCTGTACCTTTGATAATTCCACTTGAATATGTAATAACTCTAACACTTTTGGGCTTTACATATCCTTCAACAATGCATTTACTTTCAACCATTGCAGCAATCGTTTCTTCTATGGTCTGTTGCAAATTTCGTCCTATTGCAGTTATAGGTAATGCTATTTTTTTAGTTATTTGAGATAAACTGTAAACAGTTCTAATCTCTCTTTGTCTATATTGGGGATTTCTTGTTTTTACAGGTTCCATTCTATTAAATAATATACATATTAATATTTAAATAATTTTCAATTTTATTCTTTAAATTAATTACAAGACTTTATCTTTTAATTAACTAACAAATTATTCACCAAATTACTATTATTTTTTATCTCTTTTTTCAAATTCATTATAAATAGCTTTTTCTGTATCCAAAAACCAAATTTTTCTTTTATCTGTTTCTTTTAAATGTCTTAAGGTAAGCTCCTGTCTTACACATAACTCAATTGAACTATCTTTGGTTTCTTTGCTTTTAAATCGATTACTATCCTCTATCTCATTTAAAACATCAATTACCTTTTCTTTACCTGCTTGATCACAACGAAATCCTGTACTTCTTTCATTTTTTGTATCTTTTATTTTATACACCATGTATTTTTTAGCAGTTTCAAATCCAATAAATCCAACATATGCATTTAATTTGTCAATTTCATCTTCCTTAAGTCTGTATCTTTTATCTATTTCGTGACTTAAAGTTCGCTTGTCTTCTGGTTCAGCTATTATCCATTCGTCTCCATTTAATGTAAAAATTTGCAAATTTTCTATACTAGAAGGACCATCATAAATAACAACGGCTTCTATTTTTTTATAAGATAATATTTTTAAACGTAAATATTCAGTTACCTTTTTAAAGAAATATTTAAAATTTGTATCTGATATAGTCTTACTAAAAGTTTTGTTTGCCCAAATAAAATTCATTAAATCAATTCTCTCAGTTAACATTAAAGTTTCTACAATATGATGAATTAAGTACATTGCTAATGTATTTATATCAATATTCTCAGTTGCATTCATTTTCCTCATAACAACTCCACAATGTTCATACCAATTTTTATTACCTCTTTCAGTTTTAGTTGTTGTTCGTGCTAAATTATAATTATCATACATTGCATTTAATATTGCTTTACCCTTTTCAAATTCTTCAATTTCAACAAACTCACCAATCGTTTTTTCATTAAATCCACGTTTATCAATAACTGGTTTTACAGCTGTATGTTTTATTTCAAAATTAATCATATTGTGTTTATAATCCAAAGGAGTAGAGCGATCGAATATAGATATATTTTTGAAATTTAACTCACTTGGTTGAAACAAATAATAGTCTCCAATATTAACCAAATACCCTGTTCTTCCATATTTGTCTGAAATATATTCTGTATTATCATTTATTATTTGTGTCAATGCTGCATAAATTTGTACTGTTGGATATTTTTTTGGTATGTTAATTAGCTGAAATAGTTCATTCTTTTTATAAAAAAATCGCATCTTCATTAAATTCTTTATTTTTTGAATTATTTTGTCTGAATTCACAAGCATAAATGCTTCATTATAAGTGTCATAATTTAACATTATTTCATCCGGATTTTCTTCCAGTCCTGGTTCAGATAAGCATTTGAATTCACATGTATCCATATAATCACATGTAGCTGAATTGGGCATATCCCCAATTTCAAAATCTTCAATTTCAATACCTGTTGATAGCAGTTGTTTTACATTTCGGTTCTCCGGAATTAATTTAAAATTTTCTGGTGTAAATTGGGTTTGATCATGATTTATAATGCAATCTACTGAACTTTCTTTTAATAATCTAGTTACTTTTCCAATTTTTACTGCTTTTATTTCTGAAATTCGATACACATATAGATCAGCAGCTTCTTCAAACGCATTTTGTAATATTGTACCATATAAGAAAATTTGCACATTTCGTTTTTCAAATGGTAAATCCTTGTGCGAAAAATTACGAACACCTCTGCCTATAATTTGTTCATTTCTGTTCATATTATACCATGGTTCCAAAATATGTATTTGTCTTATTGCCTTGAAATCTAGACCTTCCGATCCTGCTTGAGATATTAATACAACTTTTATTTTTTCACCGCTAATATCTATTTTTTCGCCATTTGCATCTGTTGAAAAAATATTGTCGTCACTTGTGATTGCTTTCACATCTGCATCATTATCTGGAGATATACGCGGATCACCTGTAATCATTACATATCTAGCAGGCTTAAAATTTTTTCTTGATGATGGCGGTTGCATTGTTTTAACATCTACGATAGGACTAGGTGGTGTTTTAAATAATGACTTTGCTTTTTTGTTAAATCGTGTAAATCCCATTTCTTCTAGTGCTAAGGCTACCGGTAATATACCGGAGTCAATGTAAGCCGAATATATTAAAATTATACCTTCTGCAACTTCTCCTGTTGCGGGATTATATATAGAGTCGCATATATTTTTGATTTTAGAGCTATATAATCCAATTTGATCTGGTTTGAAAATATGAGGTGATCCTTGTTTGTATTCAAAATCACCTTTTACAGCCGGTGTTTTGGAATCCGTATAATTCATAATGCGTTTTAACCCTTCACTTCCTGTTAGTTCTTTTGGGTTTATGTACAATTTTTGACCTCGTGCCCCACCTTTTGATCCTTTTGATCCTTTAGAGTCTAAAGACCCAACAGATCCTAAAGACGAATAATCTTCTAAACGAGACTTTACTGCAGATAATCCACTTACAGATTTATTTTTTACTGGATTAAGTTCTGTAGGCTCTTTAGATTTTGTTTTGCCTTCTACAACATGCAAATTTGTGTCATCTTTTGAAGATTTTAAAGGAACAATTGATTTTGAAAAAGATGTAACGGTTGGTGATACTATTTTAGCTTCTGGTTTTTTAGATCCTAGTTTCTTAGATCCTGGTTTGTTAGAAGCATCAATTACATCTATACCTACATCTACATCTACATTTTGACCTTCATCTTCATATTCTTCAACTTCATTAAATATAAGATCAGATTTACTTTTTGCCTTTTTAACCTGTACTTTTTGACCTTTATTTGAATGCACATTTCTAACATCTGCTTCAACCACCGCATCAAATAATAATGGATCTGCATCTAATCCTTCTGTTACTGCTGGTTCCGACTCTAATTCTGAGTTTGGAACAGAAATATTTGATTTTACCCCCTTTTCTGGTTTGGGTCCGTTTAATAATACTGCGTCAATTTCATCAACTACATCGACATCCTCTTGATTTATAACAGGGGATAAATCATCTATATTTTCCTCGTCATCATCTTGACATTCAATTGGAATTATGTCTTTTGTTAGTTCTTCTAGTTCTCCATCTAACAAAGGATATACTATATTTAAAGCTTCAATTGGGTTCATCAAATCAGTATAACCAAATGATGATAAACTATTGAAACTAGGCATATTTTTAATTTTACCTGTTCTAGTCGGTTTTGAAGTTGAAGGTCGTGCTCTTAAACGATCCACAATATATCTATATCCTAGCTCTTGATATTTGCCTATAGCTGTCAAATATAAACTAAGTTTTTTAATTTTTCGATCTTCTGGAATTTTTTTGCCATTTATTTGACATTTTGGATATTCTGAATCTACTTTAAATGTATGTTCAGGTGCAAATTGATCAGGATAAACTCTAAAAGGAAATGTGTACGGATTTTCACCTCTAACATAAGACACATATCCTGTCACCTTTCGTATTAACATTTCTTTCCCTACATCTAAACCATCTTTGTCCTTCTTAAAATCACCATTTTTCTCAAAAATATCAGCTACACCTACTATTCCTCGTCTATCATTCATATTCATCAAATTAATCAACCAAATTATTTCCTTATAGCTGTTAAACATTGGTGTCGCTGACAAAAGTAATAGCCTTAAATTATCTACTACATTCACTAAATATGTTAGATTTTTTGCCACATTTTTATTCTCATTGTCATCTGCAATTCTTATATTATGTACCTCGTCAATCACAATCAAACTATTGTTATATATATTTTGCAAATTCCGAATTTTGGTTTCTTGACTTACTTCAGGATTGTCTAAATCTGAATTTCTTACAATCTCGTTTGAAAATTGCAAATATCCCACAAACTGATAAGATGCATTTATTAAACTTTTTGCTTGTTGTATTATTTTTTCTTTTTTAAGACCTTTCATTCCGGTAGGATTGATTTCTTTAAGCAATTTGTTTCCTAAACAACCTTTTATTGTCCATAGTCCATCTACTTCTTTTAATTTGCGCTCATCGAATAATTGTAGTTTAAAATTGTCTTGAACGTTTGGACTTGCAACTATAATGATCTGTTTATTAATTCCCATTTGTTTTAGATAGTCACGCATCTCCTCACAGACACCAATTGCACTGCAAGTTTTTCCTGACCCTAGCCCATGAAATAAAAGTAAACTATTATAAGGAGTTTGAAATGACATAAAATTGCGAACAAATGCTTGTTGTGGTAATAATTCATACTCGGCATTACTTAAAATGGTTGCATATTCCTTTACATCATAAATTGTTCCGTCATATTTGGTATCACTAAACTCTTTTTTTTCAGCTATTTTTTTATTGAAATTTGGATCATTTAATGTAGGATATAAATAAGAATGTTCATCTGGATGTTCTTTTAAATCTTGTCTATTCTCTTTTTCAGACTGCAACATACGTTTATTAGTGCCACATTTTTTATCATACTTTTTGTCTGATCGACTACATTCGCCTTCTAATTCCTCTTCATCTACTTGTTTTACCTTTTTTGTCTTTTTTTTTATTTCAAAACTCATTACTTATATATTATTAATATAATCTATATTCTTGTAATACTTTATTTATATTAATGATTAGCTGTTTTTTTTCTAAATTATAAGGTCTAATTGACTCCAAACACTCTTCCAAATTCTTCCATTCTATTTTACTCACCTCTGATTGTTGATAATTGCATAAAGAACTCTGTTCTACATTTTTATTTGTATCCATATATGCTAAAAAATATTTGTGTTTATATGATTTATGATTTGACCCTATAAATATTTCCTCAAATGGTATCACGTTTTCTATTATCGTTAAATCTTTCTTTAAAAACCCTGTTTCCTCTTCAAATTCACGTATTGCACAATCTAAATCTTTTTCTTGGAAATTACGTCTGCCTTTAGGAAATTCCCATTCGGTTTCTTCCCATGTTGTCGTGCTACCATTTATTAATGTTTCCAAAGAAACAATTTCTTTTGGATCGGTTAAAGAAGTTTGTATTCCGTTTCTTAAAGCCTCGAATTTCTTTTGGCTCGCTAATTCTTCACTTCTATACTGTGAACCTTGTGGAATATCGCCCCACATTTGTTTCCATAATGTCTCAAAATTGTTAGTCCGAATTTTTTCTCTTTCTCCAACAGACATTTCGTTAAATATATTTTGCAATTGTTCTACATTGTGTTGAATATATTTTCCTCTTAGTAAATCTATGTACCCAAAACTGTCTTTACGGCGTATCATTAAATATTTTATACCTTGTTCTGATGATCTAAATAAAATGATCCCGTAGCTTGTAATAGGCAATTTGCACTGGTGAAAAAGGTGACCTTGTTTACCACAATTATTACATACATTATTTTTTATCATTTATAAACTATATTATTAGTGTGCAAATATGTTTAAATAGTATTGTTTTTATATTGTTTTATTGCAAATGCCTAGTTTGAAAAATCAGAAAGTGCCTAGTTCATTTCATTTAGATCCGGACATATGGGGTCCACATTTTTGGTTTGTATTGCATACCATGACTATGACTTATCCGCATCATCCAAATGACGTAACGAAGAAGAAATATTATGATTTTATTCATAATTTGCCATTATTTATTCCAGTTGAGTCTATGGGGAACCATTTTAGCAAATTGCTGGACCAATATCCGGTAACAGCTTATTTAGATGATCGTGATTCGTTCATTCGATGGATGCATTTTATTCATAATAAGATTAACGATAAGCTAGAAAAACCCCGAATTTCTTTAAATGATTTTTATGTTAGTTATTATGAACAATATAAGCCAAAAGATACACAGATAAAAGAATATCATAGGTGGAGAGAAAAGATCATTTATATTATTATTGTTTTATTTGCTACTGGTTTAATTACTTATTTGTATAATAAATAATATAATTTATATATATAGTATCATGGTTAAAAATGCAAAAAAAAAGGGTACATTCAAAAAAAGAAGGCGAAACCAGATGAGATACAGTCATAAGATGCAACGGCAAAGAGGTGGACTTACTTCTACTGCAGAAATAGTAAAAGAATTAACAACAACAAATCCAGAACTTCCACGAATAATTCAATTATCTGAAATAATGAGAGAGAAAATGATGAAAGCCCGTATTGATATTAAACAAGCTCCTGATGAAAAAAGTTGGTACAACTTCAAAAAAACAAAGGATGATATTATTAAAAAAAATAAAGAATATAATGATGCATATTATTTAGTTGCTTTTAAATTAAATCAAGCATATATGCCTCTGTTAGATATGAATGATCCTAATATCGAAAATGAAATTATTAAAAATTTAAATGCTTTTTATAGGGCATTTGGGCTTAATTTAGATGAGGAAATAAACTTACTAGATTCTCAAATTAAAAAAAATATAGAATTATTAGAATTATATCGTGTTAAAAACTCTGGTACTAATCTAAATACATATATAAAACGCCCTGATAAAAATTATTTAATGAAACATGAAAATAAAATAAAAACTATACAAAATGAAACTAACACCCAGCAAAAAATAAACGAATTAAATTCTGCAAATGCTGAATTAACAAAAAATATGGAAAATTTAAAGAATATATCTGATAGTTTGAAGGCAGTATATGAAAATACTGGCTCAGTTCCTAATGCTGATCCTAGTTTGAATACTATGGCGGATCTTGGGTCGGTTTCCGGTGTAGATACTAGTTTAGTTACTGACTCGGATCCTAATGCTAATGGTAAGAGCCTGAAAGTAAGTAACGAACTTGATGATAATGGAATTGAAATGACAGAATTAAATTCTAATAATGTCAATAAATTGGATATTCCTACTTCATTGGACAATCAAACGATTGGTAATGAAGATGTTTTTAAAGCAATTAGTGATAATGACTTAGGAGGTGGTCAACGTGGAGGTGGTATCGAGGAATTAAAAGAAGCCTTAACTAATTTAAATACTAATTTAGAGGCATCTATTCCATCAAATTTATTGCGTCAAACACAAACACAAATACCAGTATTAAAGTCAAATGAACTACTATCAAGAGAAGCAACAAGAAATTCAGCTGAAAACTCAAATTCTGTAGCTCCATCTGCACCAATAGACACTGGAACATTTAGACAATCCGATGTAGATTTAGCGACAGCAAACTCATTACGAGATCACTTTTCAACCTTAACAGAAGGGCAAACACTTGCATTACAAAAAGAATTAAGTGATATAAAACAGTTATTGCAAGGTAGAGTAGCTTCTGCCGCTGCATCAAATACTGGTATGGGTATCGGTACAAGTGGTCCTTCAACTTCATTTGATCTTAGTGAAGCACAATTAAGAACAGTATTAAATGATAGTTACATGCAAATAATACAATATTTAAAATTAGTGCAAAAAATTGTTGAAAAAAAACCTAACAAACAGCTTTCAACTAAAATTGATGCTGCGTTAGCTGCATTACAAATTACTGAAGCAGATACAGAACTAGCTAATGCTGGTCTAGACGTAGAAAAAATAAAACAAATATCTAATAACAAAGTAAGTGGAATTGCAGATATTCTGTTTTCTTTACTTGGTATGGGAATAATTACTTCTACTGCATTAGGTGGTCGAAAAACACGAAAACACGGAAAAGGTAAGAAAAGAAGACAATCTTTAAAAAGGGTTCATAATAAAAAATACAGAATACAATTATATTCCAAGGGTAAAGGAAAAAGTAAAAGATAATTATAAAATAATGGTAACTTGAACAAAGATTAATTATTATATCAATATTATATAAGAATTAATGACAACTAACAAAAAAACAAAAAAAAACAATAAAAAAGTCGGTGGCAAAGCGTTAACTTCCGGAGGTTTTGGTTGCCTTTTTAAACCCGCATTAAAATGCAAAAATACATTAAATTATGATGTTTTAGAACAAAAAATGGTAACCAAATTAATGACAAAAAAGCATGCAAAAGATGAATATAAGCAAATCAACAACTTCAAATCTATTCTAGATCATATTCCAAATTATAAAAACTATTTTTTAGTTGATGGTTTCAGCATTTGTGAACCAGCTGAACTAACAACCGATGACCTAGAAGATTTTGATGATAATTGTAGTGCATTAAATAAGAAGAAATTTACAGCCAAAAATATCAACCAAAATTTGGATAAGATTTTGGCGCTAAATATGCCAGATGGTGGGATTGATGTAGATGATTTTGTATTTGAAATTTCCAATAAATCAGAAATAAGTACAACATATTCAGAACTAAATACATCTTTAATCGATTTGTTAGTTAATGGAATTGATCCTATGAACCAAGCAAATTTGTTTCACTGTGATGTGAAAGGATCAAATATACTTGTTTCCCAAGAAAAAGAGAAAGAAAAAGGTGAAACAATGGTTAGCAGGATGATTGACTGGGGTCTTTCTGTATATAGAAAGAATACAAATAGTCAAGATATTCCAGATAAACTGAATAGACGTCCATTTCAATTTAATGTACCATTTTCCGTGATTTTATTTAACAAGAAATTCATTGAAAAATATGATATTTTTTTAAAAAGGCACAACCATGTCGATTTTTATGCCATAAGAGAGTTCGTAATAAATTACATATTTTTTTGGAATAACATAAGAGGTGCAGGACATCTAAAAACAATTAATTCAATTGTAAAACGTTTAACATATGACGAATTGCCGGCAATAGAAAATAAAAAAATAAAAAATCATGTTATCGAATATGACTTTACTTATTATTATATTGTAGAATATATTTCAAAGATTTTATTTAAATACACTGTAAATGGTAAGCTAAATTTGTTAGAATATTTTAATAATGTATTTTTGAAAAATATTGATGTTTGGGGTCTAACAATGATTTATATGGTATTTTTAGATCATTTGTATGAAATGTATGATGATGACACATTGAATGTTTATCATATGCAATTTATTGACAAAATAAAATATATAATAATTCATTTTTTATTTGAAAATCCGACAGAAATAATAGATATAAACAAGTTGGCAGTTGATTTACAATCATTAAATAATTTAATTGCAAATTTTGACACTCTTTCAATTAAAGAAAAGAAGGAAGAAAAGGTAAATTATTTACTGTCTTTAACTAAAATAGGAGCGGATGATATTAAAGAAATAGGAGGTAATATAAAATCAAGTAAAAAACAAATAAGAACTAACAAAAACCGAGAAAATAATAGAAGAACTAGTAGAACTAGAAGTAGAACTAGAAACAATAAATGAAATAAATTATAAGACTATTATATAATATGAAACTAGAATTATTGATATTTGGTATAGCCGGATTTTTGTTATATAATATATACCATGAAGGGAAATATAGCAAAATATTGGTATCATATAAGAAATATTATCAGATGGGAATTGTTGCAATATTTGCGATTTCATTATACTTAATGGTTAGACGTAATCCAGGACAAACCAAAAATATGTTACTTTGTACAAATAATTTAATTAAGTATATGCCGATTGACAAATCATCAATGGATATGATTTCACCGATTTTTGATCTAACAAATAATGAACAAAATAATAGTTTTATGAATACATATAATAAAATTACAAATCCAAATTTTGAATATAATCCGGTATTAGCGGCGCAGCAACAGCAAAGTATATTATCGGGACCAAAGGCAACAAAGCGCTCTGTTAGCGAAACAAAAAAGAAGTATGTTGCATCAATGCAAGACTGGAAGTGTGGACAATGTAATAAAAAATTATCGCATACTTTTGAGATAGATCATAAGATCAGATTGGAACATGGTGGCGGGAATGATGCGACAAATTTGGTTGCACTGTGTCGCGAATGTCATGGTGAAAAAACCGCAATGGAGAATATGTAAAATATTATTGTATTTATAATATATATATTAATACAATGAATGCTATAAATCAAAATCAAAATACAACAATGAGTACGGAAGAAGTAAATAAAATTTTAGATTTAGAAAAATTATTAACTGGAACAAGATATTTATATATGTTTATGCTTTTAGCGTTATTAATGATGATTATAATATATTTTGTATATCCGAATTTTTTAAATTCTAAGTTTGGATATAGTATTTTTTATACGATAATATTGGTATTTATTTTTTTTGGAATATGGAATTTTTATAGTACTTTTAAACAAACACATCCGAACTTAAATGTGGATGATTTGATAGCAACATATGGAAAAGCAAAATCAATTGGAATATTTATATTAGTTGCTGGAGCAATAATAGCGCTATGTTTTGGCCTTTTTTCTATATTAGGTTCCGGTAAAAATAATTGGGAATTGTTAGTAACTTATATAATTGTTATATGTTTGATAATAGGATCTATTTGGGTTTATAAAACCTCATCGGCATCAGATGCCAAAATACTAGAAAAGTTGCCCAAACACACGCAGCTTTTTTATGATGATAGGAAAAAATATATTATGGTAATGTTGCTGTTTTTTATCATTATGATTGGATTATATATTTCCAATCCTGGCGGAGTTATGACCAAATATGGTGGCGCCACAATATTTTTAAGTATGTTTATTGGAATTTTATTAATATTGCTTGTAAAAGTATATGATTATTATTTTTCAGATCCAAAAAAGAGTGCAGAATTGAGAGGAAACTTTGAGAATATTCCTATGTTATTTACATTTTTAAAATCATTTTATATTCTATTTGGATTAGTTTTATCTGCACTATTTTTTTATTGGGTAATAAATGCTCTGGGGTTTTTAGATGAAAATGAGGATAAAAGCAACAAGGGTAAAATTATAAAAACAATAGTCAATATCGTTTTTTTGATAGGTGTGTTTGCAATATTTTACAAGCTAGTTAATGCTGGTGGATATTTTGCAAACAATCCAGTATTTCGATTAATTTTTAATACTATTTTATATATTCCTTGTTTGTTAGTTGTTATAGTAGATTTTATTGTGGATTTATTTAATAAAAAACCTGTAGGAACTGCAGCGGCAACTGCGGCTACGGCTGCAACAACACTACATGGTGCTACAACAGCAACAACAACAGCAACTAAATCCACTTCTCCAATAGTATTTGGTAACACGACAAAGAATGATTTGATGTTTTTCGGAGGAGCTGTTTCAGTGTGTGGACTATATTTGTTATTTAATTATGTATTAATACCTTTTGGGATGAAAACATATTATAAACAAGGAGGCAAACAATTAGTAAATAATCCAATTAGTACAGATATTTTAACAAATGTAGCAACATATGAAAAATTAAATGGATCAAATAAAATTTCTTATAAATATGCGTTGTCCTTTTGGGTTTATATAGACTCGTTTTCGCCAAGTACAAATGCATCATATCTAAAAGCCGTGCCAATATTATCTTATGGAGACAACCCATGTATTAAATATCATGGACCTAGCAATAGTATTATAATAACAGTAAAACAAAAAACAGCGGATGCGGATATTGTTAGTTCAATACAAAATTTAGAAACAAATATAAAGGTTGAAAATATAGAAAAATGGAATAAAATTCAAGATAAAATTCATTCAAATGTAGAACAAATTAAATCATTACCAATTGGAAATGATGTAGATGAAAATGGTAATAGAATAATTTATAAAAGGAAGGATATTTTATTACAAAAATGGAATAATATAGTTATCAACTATAACGGGGGCACTTTAGATATATTTTATAATGGTGAATTAGTTAAATCTGCAATTGAAGTTGTACCTAAATTAAATTATGATATGTTGACAATAGGTAGTAATAATGGTATAAGTGGACACGTGGCTAATTTATTATTTTTTGATCATCCTTTAGATTATTTAACAGTAAATAGGCTTTACACAATGCTCAAAAATAGCAATCCACCAACTATTTCAACAATAGATAAAACATTAATTCCTTTGCCAAGTGAATATTAAGAATTAATATAACATTTTAACAATTAAAGAACTGAATAATTAAAGGAAAAATTTCTTAAGGTATAATATAATGGAACCCAAAAATATTATATTATTTGTTGTTATTATTATTTTATTAATAATTGTTATAGGTTATATTTCAAAAGATGTTAATACATTAACTGGACTAACAGAAGGTACCACTTTACAAAAAATTGATGCATCTGATTTAGACTCATCAAATGCAAATAGTAGCAATTTTACATATTCTATTTGGTTTTATATTGAGGATTGGAATTATAATTATGGAAAACCTAAGATTATTTTTGGCAGAATGACAGATGGAACTGAAAAGAAGGAACCTTGTCCTTCTGTTGTTTTAGGAGCAACACAAAATAATATTGCGGTTTCTTTAGCCGTTTATCCTGGGCAAGATACATTACCAGATGATGGATCTAATTTTATTGTACATACTTGTGCTATTGCAAATATTCCTATACAAAAATGGGTTAATTTGTTTATTAGCGTGTATGGTCGTACATTAGATATATATATTGATGGAAAATTAGTACGCACATGTGTATTACCTGGTGTTGCAAAGATAGACTCACTTGCACCAGTTTATATTACACCTTATGGTGGATTTTCCGGATGGACATCTACTTTCCAATATTGGAGCGAAGCATCCGATCCTCAAAAAGCATGGAATATTTACAAAAAGGGTTATGGAAGCAGTTTGTTGGGTGGTATATTTGGAAAATACACAATTAAACTTTCATTGATGGAAGGAGATACGGAGGACTCCAGTATTTCTATTTAAACCTTTTATAAGCTACAATTGATATAAATAATATTTATATAAGCAAAAATATAAATGGGTTTTTCTTTTATAATATATATATAAGATGAATGCGCCAACAAATGTAGGAAATGCAACGGGATCTGGATCTGGTTCCCCATTTAATCAATTTACTTCTAGCACAAATGCAACCAAGGAATTTTTCGAGTCAAATAGTACAATCGCAAAAATTGCATTTTTATTATTAGTATTATTTGTTTTTTCTATTTTGCTCCGTTTAGGAATAGGATTATTAGGTTACTTTTTAGGTCCGGATGACTCGCCTAAATTAATTAAAGGCATGATTGATGCTTCAATTCCGTTGACTATTCCTCAAGATCCCGAGAATAGCAATTCAATTACTGTTAGTCGTTCTACTAACGCATCGGATGGTATTGAGTTTACGTGGTCTTGTTGGATATTTATTAAAGAAATAACATATGATAATCAATACAAATGCATATTTTACAAAGGCAATGATTATTCATCTAACCCTGACAGAGCAAGTTCAAAAGGATTAAACTTCCCGAATAATGCACCAGGATTATATATTGCTCCTAATACTAATAATTTGATTGTTTTTATGAATACATTTAAAGTAATTAATGAACAGGTTACTATCAATGATATTCCTATTGGAAAATGGGTTAATGTAATGCTTCGTTGTCAAAATACAACACTTGATGTATATATTAATGGAACTATTGCAAAGAGCCTTCAATTACGCGGCGTTCCTAGGCAAAACTATGGTAACGTATTTGTAGCTGCTAATGGTGGATTTTCTGGATATATTTCCAATTTATGGTATTATAATTATGCATTAGGTACATCTGAAATTAATGCATTGGTTGAAAAAGGTCCTGACACTACTATGACTGGAAGTGACGCAATTAATATGAAAAATCCAGATTATTTATCATTAAGATGGTTCTTTTATGGCGGGTCTGATGCGTATAATCCTTAAAGAAAAGTAAAAGTAAAAGAAAAAATATATAATATATAATATAAAAATATCAATATATTATATATGAAATTAATGAAAATTGCACGTGATTTATACGAAAAGTATAAGGCCCCTTTAGCTTTAATTGCTATTGTTGTTATAGCTTATAAAGTATATAAATCATTTATTATACAAGAAGGACTTTTAGGAGCAACATCTTGTACACAATTTAGTAATTGTGCTCAGTGTGTTAATGGACAAGTATATGGAAACAATGGTCGTTGTTACTGGAATTCACAAAAAAACCACTGCGGATCTTTTAAAGACACTGGATATTCAACTACATGTTCAGGACCTAGTTATTGTGATAAGATCGCAAATTGTCAGCTTTGTACTAGCACGAACTGCTTTTGGGGCGACAGAGATCAACAATGCAGTTCAACTTTAAAAGCCGGTTACGGTAAAATTTGTTCCGGATCTAATCCAAATTGTCCCAAATGTGAAGCATGTCCTAAACTAACATTATTAAAAACACCAACATTTATTACCCAACAATAAATTTTACAAAATAATTACAAAATAATTATAAATATTTATTATAATTATTTATTAAATTTAATAATAATTTATTACATATATTAGATGACCTGCAATAGTAATTGTTACTTGCCTTTTCCACCTAGGGCGTGGTCTAGGGTTCAAAATAGTTGTTCTCTTATAGATAATATTCAAGGTGACAATCTAGTTCAAGTTCCTTATTCGGGAAAACTTGTCTATAACTCTGCATTATATTTAGAAAATGCCATGTTAAATAAAGGTAACGTTTTACAATATAAGAAAAATAGTAGTAACCTAACAAAACAACAACGCTATGCTCAGATTGCCAAGGGTCAGTGGACCAATCGTAATACAACATGGGCAACCCAATCTACACGTGGATATACAAATCCAAATAATCAAAGTTTATTAAGAGTTGGATCTGTTAATGTTACTTTAGCAGGAGTTCCTACTACAGATCCTGTGACATGTCCTATCCCAGTAACACCTATTTATGATATTTTACCTCCTGGAGGTAGTGGCGGTTCTGGTAATCCAGAAGTTCTGCCTCCTCCACCTCCGCCTCCAACAGGTGGTGGAGGTACTGCGTTGCCTGACACTGTACCGGAGCCACCCGTTAGTCCAGTTGTTATTCAAGATTTTGGTAATTTGGTTTGCGGTACACAAGAAAATATATGCACTGGCGAGATTATTCGGCAGCCAACAGATACCATATGTCATCCTACAACTGATTCTGATGTGCCTGGGCCTATTGTCGAGCTATGTTGGGATGATGGCAATCCTACTTGGTACCCTAGGCAAAGGTATATCATGACAAATAGTGCAAATAAATGGCCAACCAATTACAAATTTTTAGTTTCAGCTGTCCCAACAGGTTTAAATGATGCACCTATTTTAGAAACAGTAACTGTGACAGATACTACGGCTACATTAACATGGGATGATAAATTTTCGCAGTGTGTTGATTACTATATAATTACTTATAATTACTAATCAAGTTAATGTAGTAAATACATAATAATATTATACAATAATATATTATTATGAGTAATAAAACTACTATAAATGTAGGTAATGTTAAAAATTATACAATTACAAATTTAATTCCAAATGTTAATTATAGCTTTCAAATTCAAGCAGTCTATAAAGATGGAACTGTAAGTTCTTTTAGTAATTCAGTGTCAGATACTACGACACCAACACCGACGCCGACTCCAACACCAACACCAACACCAACTCCAACATCGACGCCTACGCCAACACCAACACCAACACCAACTCCAACATCGACGCCTACGCCAACACCAACCCCAACTCCAACTCCAACACCAACACCAACACCAACCCCAACTCCAACTCCAACACCAACACCAACCCCAACTCCGACCCCAACCCCAACACCAACTCCAACACCAACACCAACACCGACACCAACACCGACACCAACCCCAACTCCAACTCCGACACCAACACCAACTCCGACCCCAACACCAACCCCAACACCGACACCAACACCGACACCAACTCCGACACCAACACCAACTCCGACCCCAACACCAACCCCGACTCCAACTCCAACTCCAACACCAACACCAACCCCAACTCCGACCCCAACTCCTACCCCAACACCAACCCCAACTCCGACCCCAACCCCAACACCAACTCCAACTCCAACACCAACACCAACCCCAACTCCAACTCCAACACCAACACCAACTCCGACCCCAACCCCAACACCAACTCCAACTCCAACATCGACGCCAACGCCGACATCAGCTTCTAACTGGATAACAACTTCAAGTGTTTTACAATATAATAAAGAAGGAACTTTATATAATACCCAAATAGTTGGATTTTCTTTAACAACAACAGAATATTTAGCATCTGCTTATCCTGCATTAACGTATTGTCAAAATTATTCTACAATCCCAACATATACGCAAAATGTAACGGATTTGGCTAATATAATTAAAACAGTTCAGACTACTTGGTCACAATCATCGATTGTAAAAATTCCTGCAATCCGTATTCCATTGAATGCAGATTATTGGTTAAATGGATCTAATCAAAGTACATCAGTTGTTAATTTTATATTTACAGCATCACAATATCAAAATGCAATTATAGCAATTATAAACCAATTTAATACTACAATAAATAATCCATACACTGTTTATATATTAGATTTACATTGGAATTACTCAAATGGATACAGGAACCAAAGTTTTAATGGCGCATCTAATCCACCTGCACAACAAATGCTAGGTCTTGCCACAAACACTATTGCTTTTTGGAATAATATTAGTTCTGTATTTGGTATTGATATCAGTGGAAATCAAAAAACAAGTAATACTGTTCCATCTTCTATCAAAAAAAATATATTTTTTGAGTTATACAATGAACCATATGTTGATACTTATTCGGACGATTATGCAAACGGATTTAATAACTACATAAATGGATTTTTTGATGGATCAAATTATTATACAGGCATGGGTCAATCATATTTAAATATAAGACAAACAAACGCGACATTTAATATTTGTATTCTTAGTGCTGCTGAAAACTATGCATATTTTAATTTAGCTAATTATGTTGATTATGATGATTATATTAATGGAGGCCCAATTAAAAATACATATAATTGTTTTACAAAATTACGCGACGCTGTTATTGGCGGAACTGTAGTAAATCCTAATTCTCAGTATTATACATATAATACCTTTGATGGTGTTATTGCTAATTTACATCCATATGCTGGATTTTTTAATACAACTGGAGGTGAGGCTCAAAAAAATCCAGGGTTTTCAAATATTTCTTACCAGTTACAATTAGCAGATTATTTGTTAGCATTAACACAAGGTAAAAGCAGACATAATACAGATGTTCCTAATTTTCAAATAATGTTTCCGATTATATGCACTGAATACGGACAATATAATTTACCATGGTCTAATTGGACAACGGGTAATTCAGTATATAATTCTGGTCATAGTACAGATCCAAATAGTTATTTAATTTCAGGTAAAGCTTATACTGGACAATTTTATAATCAATCATTAGTGGAAACAGTTGGGCCAGCATTAGTAGGAATGCATATAGATTATCAAAACTACAATATTTCATTTACTTGTTGGGCATGTAGACCTAATGGAAATTGGGATAATTATGGTGGTTATGAATATTGGAATCCAAATCAACCCGATGCAATGATTGGTAATTGTTATATAGGAACAGAAGGATATACTAATACAACAGGTCCTATAAGATTAATATCTTGTAGTGATTTTTCTAGTACAGCTAATCCTCATCAACCAAATTATTCTAATTGTTATAATGATGCATGTCCTAGTAATGGAATTGGATCTGGACAAACAGGTAGTACAAATGTGGATGGATATCAAACAGGAGGAACAGGTGCAGACTTTTTATATTTGTTTAATACTTATTATAAATTATAATTAATATGATAAAATAATTAAATTATTTATAGGAAATATATAATTATTAAATAATTATATATTAGTACTGTATGAATAATTTTGAAATTAGTAAAGTAATAATGCAAAAAACACAATATCATCAAGAAGAATATATAGTAAATCAAATAAGATCAAAAATTCCGAATGATTGGTCTTATGTTAATTATTGTAATGGAGAAGAAGAATTGTTTTTTAAACAAAATTTGTTAGATGAATTTCCAGATATAATTGAAAAATGGAGACAAATGCCATGTCAGCCACATAAAGCTGACTTATTTAGATATTATTATTTATACATTTATGGAGGTTTTTTTCTAGATGGAGATGCTATGATATATGATAATATAGAAAATATTATTAACAATATTATAAATAATTAATATAATTATTATTTATAATATGAATAACTTGGAAATAAGTAAGATTATATTTGAACGTTTAGGTGGATGGGGACTGGGAAATTCAATGTTTCAAATAGCAACAACTATAGCCATAGCAAAAAATAATAATCTAGAATATTATTTTCCCGATGATTGTTATTTTAAAAAAAAATATTATGATAATATTGACAAATGTTATTTTAAAACGACATTACCATTTATTAATTTTAAATCATTAAATAATATTGTAAAATGGGGATTTGGTGGTGTTGGATATTTAGAACCTTTAAAAATAAAAAATACTAATGAAACCCTTGTAATAGATGGGTTTTTTCAAAATGAAAAATATTTTTATAATTATAAGGATATATTAATTGAAATTTTTGATATTAAAGAAAAATATAAAAAATATATACACGAAAAGTACAATGATATTTTAAATAAAAATAATTGTTCCTTACATATTCGTAGAGGCGATTATTTAACTGCCAAAGAAATGAAAGTGCTAGATATACAATATTATAAAAATGCAATAAAATATTTTGATAATGATACTATATTTATAATATTTTCAGATGATATACAATGGTGTAAAAATAACTTAGATTTTATACCTAATAAATACTTTATCGAAGAAAATAATGATATTCTTGAAATATATTTAATGAAGAATTGTAAAAATAATATTATTGCTAATAGTACATTTAGTTGGTGGGGTGCTTGGTTGAACAAAAATAATAAAGTAATTATGCCAAATCCTAAAAATAATTGGTTTAGTGATATTTTTTATGATAAAAATTTAAAATATAATTTCGACTATAATTCATTATCATGTGAAAATTGGATTATTATATAAATTATAAATTATAATATAAATATATAATGTCTTGTTTAATAGGAATAGTTGCAGTAGGCTATAAATATATTAATTATACAATTAATTTAATTAATAGTATAAATTCAATATATCCATTAATCCCCTTTTTAGTATTAACTGATAAACCTAACAATTTTTGTATATTTTCAAATGTTACGACTATAATGTATAACAACTCAATATTTTCATTTCATGATAAATTAATAATATTAGAAGAAGGATTAAAAATAAACAACAATGTTTTATTAATAGATGCCGATAATGAATTAAATAAAATTCATAATTTAGAATTATTGTTTGAAATATCTAATATTGAGGCTGGTATTTATCCTCATTTTTTATGGGATCATCCAGCACAATGTAGTATGGAAAATTTTTTACAAGGAAATACAGAAAGAGTTCCATATGGTATTTTATATAAGAATTTTTGTATTAAAAATAATTTAATTATGGAAAATTGTTCTCTTATGCAAGAAAGTTTTATTTTTATTAAAAAAGATAAAACAAATGAAAATAATATAGAAGTTTTTTTTGAAACATGGAAAAAACTTGCTAAATTTTGTAATGACCAAGATAAAAATAGATGCCAAAATATACTAGGATACGGAGAAGGTTACTCTGTTGCTATTTCTAGTTTAAATTCCGGATTGAATGTGATAACAAATAATGAAAAAATTAATAAGATAAAAGACAGTTTTCAACATTTTGCTTGGAAATATAATTAATTTATAGAAAAAAATCTTTATTATCTTCTCCCATTCACTAGAATAACTAGGCCATTATACCCATTTATATGGATCATCTCATGAAAAAAAAGAAATATCAATTTCATCTGGATTAAAATTTGCTTCCAATAAAATATTATAAATGACGTCTCTGGAGACATTTAAAGCAATATTTTCTTTGATCCAATTAAGCCATGCATCATCTAATTGTTTATATTTTTTATCTTCTATTTTGTCTATTTTTTCATTTTTGTCTATTTCTTCTATATTAATATCTAAAAAATTTACACCAGAAAAAGCAATATAATCTTGTACTGTTTTTTGACTACCTAATCCATATGGTTTATCTATATTATTAAAAATTTGTAAATAATGATTTTTCGAGTGTAAATCTTTTTTCCACCATTCTTTATCATCATCCCATTGTTTTGTTCTATTTTTTCTGGTATATTCATGCCATGCGATAACAATATGTGGATGAAATAATGTGTAACCATAAGTATATGCTCTAACAGTAATGCTCATTTCTTCCCCAGTAAAATATAATTCAGGGTCATGTGGTACTTCTTTGATAAATTGTCCAGTTGTAAATGCAAAATGTGCTGAATAAAATTTAGCAAGTATCGGTTCATTTGACATCGACATATTCGAAGGAATAAAAAGCACTTGTTTGTCTTTTGTAATTTCTTTTAAATTAATTTTCCACGGAACTAATACTCGCTCTTCTGGATCATTTTCTGGATTATAACTAGGTAAATATGCTGTTATTAATGGTTTTTCATGGCCTTTTTCTTTAAGTTGTTTATACATATTTATTAAAATAGCGTCCCATCCCTTTATAAAACGATGATGTGAATCTAATTGCAATGTATACTCTTCTCCATTATATAATTGTTGAAGAAGATTGCGTGCCCAACAACATCCCTTAGTTAAAGAATGATTAATTGATATTATTTTAAACCTATCATCTTTTAAAAATTCATCTAAATTATCCCATACATCTTCTGTAGTGTGTTGCCAACAGATACCAAAAGATAAGTTGTTAGGTTGATCTGCATTTTCAATACAGTTTTTTATAGTTGGAACCAATTCGGGATCTCTATAAGATGCTATTTGAATAAATATTTTATTTGGTTGTTCATTGAACATTAAATATTTATTAATATTATTATATATTTTTAAATTGATATCATTTATTATTATATAATTATGTTTATTTTAAGTATTATTTTAAGGTCTTAAATTCGGGTTCATACAGATTTCTTGTGATGGAAATATGTCGCCGCTCATGCATCTATCATTTTCACCTATTTCCGAGCAGGTTCTGAACCCACGATCTTCACCAATAAAGCACCAACCCGACTTACCGGATCCACCAGATTGAATGCGGCTAAGTGAATCATCTGGTTTCACTTCTGAATTTACATTTTTAGAATCATCAAGTGCTTTTTGAAGATTTTGTTGCTGCCAATCTTCCAGTTCATTAATTTGTTTTTCTATCTTCAATTGGTCTCGAATTTGTTGGGCATTTTTAACAGAAGGGTCTTGAGATGATTGTTGTCCCGTAACCGTATTTTGGTTAGATCCACTTGTTGTTGTTGTTGTAGATCCTTTGGCTGTACCTTCAATTGTATTAATCGCTCCAGTAGTGGTGTTTGCTACAAGATCCACTCCAGCTTTAGTTCCAGTGGCAGATACATCAACAGTTTGTTTGGTAGTTTCTAAAGTTTCGTACCCAAAAACTTTTAAAATAGGGGCAAAATATGTGTTAAAAATACCTGCAGTTGCTTCTGTTCCAACTTGTAAATAAGAAAACACATTTATTCCTAAAAAGGCTAATATAAGAATAATTATAAGCCAAGTTTGCCATGTTATACTTGCAAAATAATCCATAAAAGATCCTGATGAAACAGAATTTGCTGCATTGGAGGTAACATTTGCATCAATTGAAGAAAAAGAAGGTAATTCATCAGGATTTATTTCAGATAATGTTTTAACTAATCTGTTAGTAGGTGTGCTCATTATAATAAAAAAATATATTAAATTTTATTATTATAAATTCAATTTATTCATTAGAAATTCTTCCAATTTTCCAAGATAATTCCATTTGTTGTCCTAAAACATTAAAAATTAATGACAATGCCAATCCTGATCTAGATAAATTCATTATCATATTTATTATTGTATATCCGCCTATATAAACAGGCAGTGCTAGCCAACTTCTTAAAGGAACTATACTAAAGCCAAATAATGTTGAGGTTTTATTGTCAGGCATTAAATTTAAATATTAATTAATATATTATTTAAAGATCAGTTTAATATGATTTCATTTATTATAAATAATTTATTTAAAAGTTAACAAATATGTAAATTGATTTAGATGGCCTAATAATTCATCTCGAACATTTAATAAATCTGTGTCTTTTTTGCCATCAAATCCACTATCAGTGGTTAAACCAATCAAATAATTTTTGTACATTTCAACTTCTCGTTTAAATCCTGCTAAGTCAGTATAATCTAATAAAGGAATACTCTTAGTACCAGTTAAATTAACTCGGTTTCCAGTTTTACCTAACATGATTTCAACAAATGTATCGATACTTTCGTTTAAATTAGAATATAATTCATCAGTAGCTTTATGTTGTGCATAACTGGATGTTTTCCAATGATATAGTTTCACTGTATTTAGCATTTGTAAGAACATGGTGACAATGTGTTGCTGAGAGTATTTGTTAGTACTTCGAACACTTCTAGTAGTTCGATTTCTTTTAGGTCGATTTCTTTTAGCTCGTCCTCTTGTTTTGCTCATTATATAATATGCAAGTATTATATTTATTATAATTTTAGGGCGGAGTAAATCGAGGCACATATTCTTCGCCGAGGTTATTCATTGTTTCTAATTTGGCGATTGTTTTTTCTAAATTGGTAGCTTTTACATTTTGATATAAGTAATCAGTTCCAGGAGAGTGTTCATTTTTTTTTATTTGTTTATAAATTTTATGTATGCTATGCATAATAACTTGTAACTTAACTTTGTCTTTAACAATTTCTTCTTCGACAGAAAATGGTTCAGTAAAAACTCCAATAATAAAATACATTAATAGTCTTCTTTTTTTATGACATCCGCTTCTATATTTCAAACAAAAAATATTTAATGTACTATTAACAATACGTTGAACCAAACTATTTTGTTTTTGAGCTTCTTTCAAAAAGATATCCCAAATGATCCAAATAATATCCATTTGACATTTAGGATCAACATTGGCGAATACTCTGCGTTCACATTTAAACTTTTCTTTTCGTTGTTTGCAAATACTTTCAAATTCAATAATCCATTCCATCCAGTAGCATGCACTAACACAATTTTTTCCTTCAGATAAATTATAAGCTAATTCATTTGCGGCAACAAATAATTCTTTGGGATCATCTTTTAAAAATATATCTTCTACATATTTAACGGTAGGTGCCTTAAATCGTTCAGTCATGTGCGTTAAATCAAAGTCTGCTTTTTTAACTTTAACTTCAGCGTAGCAGTGACTTTTTCTAGCTTCACATAAAACACACATGATTTCACAGAATAGTTTGCGCATTTTTTCGCTATTTCTTAGGCGGAGTTCTTGATCGACGTAACCATTACTAACGATTTCCTTAAAATTTTTAATTCGAAGATCTAAATAAGTGACTAATTTAGGATTACCTACATGTATATGTTTTGTATAAAATGCGATAATAATGTCCCACAAATCAGAATAATGTCCGGCACAAATAAATTCGGCGCTCCAATAGCAAACAGGTTCTATTTTAGAATTATAAAGATTGGTAAGTAATTCTTTTTTTGCATCAGTTTTTTTGAATTCGGAAAAGGTTATACCTTTAAAATCTTTTTGTTCTCGAATATCATTAATTTCAGTATCATCCATTTATAATAATATTAACTTTTAAAAAAAGTCTTGATTGTAAACTATATATAAATGAAAATAAATAAATTATAAATTTAATATAAATGATTACTCTTCAAAATATTGAAAAAATATTCAACAAATTAAAGAGTGTAGATGGTGGTAAAAATGCAGAATATATACATGAATTATTTATAGAAAATAGGCATTTATATGCTATATCCATACACATGTTAGATGGTACAGAAATAAATGTAGGTGATTTTGATCATGAATTTGCGATTGAATCGTGTTCAAAGGTATTTACTTTAGCCCTAGCTTTAGAAAAATATGGTATTAAACATTTAAAAACTAAAATAGGATCGGATAGTTCTTCTGCTGCATTCAATTCTATATGTGAAACTGATAATGTAGATAGTCATACAATAAATTCTTTTAATAATGGTGGAGCAATGTCGACTGTTAGTTTATTATATGTACCAGATAACAAAACTTTTATAAACAAAATAGTGAATAATATGAGTGATTTTGCATGTAAACAATTATATGTAAATAATAAAATATATAAATCAGAGTTATCTCATTCAGAAAGGAATTTAGCAATTGCTTATTTATTAAAATCACATGGTAGATTTTATGGAAATGTAGAACGATGTGTTGATGTGTATACGAAGCAATGTTCTACAATGGTTACAAGTAAAGATTTAGCTTTAATGGCGGCAACATTGGCAAACAAAGGAATTAATCCAAAATCAGGGGAAAAGCTTGTGAAAAAAACAAATGTAGATTATATTCTGAAGCACATGGAGATTGGTGGATTATATGATGAAACACCGAATTGGATGGATACAGTTGGATATCCTGCAAAAAGCGGTGTAAGTGGACTATTAATGATTGTAATACCGGGTGTAATGGGTATAGGGATAGCATCGCCGCCGTTAAATAAATTTGGAAATAGTTTAAAAGGGATTAAAACGGCAAAAATGATAGCAAAATTATTATAGCAAAATTATTATAGCAAAATTATTATATTATAATAAACTATCGGTTTTAAAAACTTATTAATATATAATATAATAGAATGACTAATTTTTTCAGCAGCATTTCTAAACAATTTAAAGGTATTATGAGTAGTTATTCAAAATGTTCTTCATGGGGAAAGGTAATAATATTTACTATTTTACTTATGGTATTGGTAATGATATTTAAGCCATTGAATTCATATAGAGCTGAAGGATTTGAGCAAAATGATCAATTTTTATTTAAAACCGGTCAAGATGTTTATGATGATTTTTATGCAGATATTTATGATTATTTAGTATTTAACAATGTAAAGGATGAATATGAGGTTGGTGAAATTATGAACAAAACAACTGCATCAAGCCAAAGTAAAATATTAGATATTGGTTGTGGTACTGGTCATCATGTTGCAGAATTATCAGGGCGAAGTATTGATGTGTTAGGTATAGACATATCGCCATCAATGATCAAAAAGGCGAAGCAAAATTATCCGGACTATAAATTTGAGGTAAAAGATGCAACCAATAGTCAAATTTTTCAGCAAGATACATTTACACATATTTTATGTATGTATTTCACTATATATTATATACAAGATAAAGCGCAATTTTTTGAAAACTGTTATAATTGGTTGATGCCGGGTGGGTATTTAATAGTGCATTTAGTAGATCGTAAAAATTTTGATCCGATATTGCCTCCTGGAAATCCATTATTGTATGTATCTCCTCAAAAGTATGCAAAAGAGAGGATAACAAACACGAAGGTGAAGTTTACTGATTTTGCGTATAATGCGAATTTTGATTTGGACGAGCAAAATAATATAGCAAAATTTACTGAAAAGTTCAAAAATGATAAGGATGGGAAGGTTAGGAAACATGAGCATATTATGTATATGCCCGACTTAACTGAGATTGTCGATGAAGCGCAAGCAGCTGGGTTTGTAGTAGAAGGCAAAGTAGATTTGTTACATTGTCAGTATGAATATCAATATTTGTATATATTTACAAAGCCAAATTAAGTATTTAATAAAAGGACTTAAAGAAGTGAAAAAAAATAATATAAAAAATTGAAATATATTTTATATTATTAAATCATCTTATATCAACCAATACAAAACAAAGATGCAATCGAATTACAACAACAATAACTATCTAACTATTCCTCCTGTCTATGTATATTTCAAGGAAGCTTTTACTACCAATAAAAAAACTTATTTAGTATATCCTGATTGGACATTGAACCAGTTCAGAGACGCAATGAAACCGTTAATTGCGATCGATTTTGGCTTTGATGCGTTCGATCTAGTGCAAACCGGACAACCAAGCAGCGAAAATGGCGAGCCAATAGCGCAGTCAAATGATATAAAATTAAAGGATTTGTGGACTTCAGAATTAATGATAGCATTCTATATTCGGCGACTATAAAACTCCGGCGAGGATCGTTGGCTCCAAGTTTCTTACAAAATTTGTTACAAAATTTGCAAAATTATGGTCTCCGTTAAAATCTTTGTACCCTTACCATATATCATCTCATTTTTTATTGTTTTTTCTTCTTATTTTTTTGGTAACAACTTTTTTTCAAATTGGAAAAAGATTTTTTGATTTTGGACATTTATAAATGTCCATTTTTGGATTCCGCGAAGGAGGTTTGAAAAATAGACTCTGAAAAACCACTTGTGAGCATAATGCTCTCATTTTCAAAAAATCTTGAAAAAAAACGTGACGATAAATTTTTACACTTTTTTCGTAAAACTTTAGGCATTTTTTTCTGCAGTATTTTTATACTGCAAAATGTTGACAAATTTCCAGCAAAAAAATGCCCCAAAATTTGAATGCGAATTATGTGACTTTAAATGCTCTAAGAAAAGTAATTTTAACGAACATTTAAGAACCCTTAAACACAAGCAATTGCAAATGCCTGACAGTTTCCTGCCAAAAAATGCCGAGAAGATATTCCCATGTGATTGTGGAAAAGAATATAAGCATAGGCAAAGTTTATCAGTTCATAAAAAAACTTGTAAAAAAGGTCAACCTGGTACTGATACAAACATAACTATTAATGGTAATAGCGAAACCGTAAATGATGTGGTTATTAAACTTATAAATCAAAATAAAGAACTACAACAAATGCTTTTAGAACAAAATAATAAATTTTTTGAAATAGCCAAGGATGCAAAAAACACAACTAACAATAATACTATTAATAATACAACTAATAATACAAATAATTTTAATCTACAGTTCTTTTTGAATGACACATGTAAAGATGCAATTAACTTGGTTGATTTTGTTAGTTCACTTCAAGTTAAACTGAAAGATCTAGAAGAAACTGCAAAGATCGGATATACAGAAGGGGTTTCTAGAATTTTTATTAATGGATTAAACGAATTAGATGTGAATATGAGACCAATCCATTGCAGTGATGCAAAAAGAGAGACATTGTACATTAAAAATAATGATGAATGGATGAAAGAAGATGACACTAAATCAAGCTTAACAAAGGCAATAAAAACAGTAAGTAACAAAAATATCAAACAAATTGTTGAATGGCAAAAAAAATATCCCGAGTACAAGGATCCGGAGTCAAAACAAAATGACAAATATTTGCATATGATTTGCAATACTATGAGTGGTTCATCTGATGAAGAGCAGTCTAAAAATCTGAATAAAATAATAAAAAATATAACAAAAGAAGTGATAATTGATAAAAATATTTGATAGAAATAAAGAATAATGTAAACTTAAAAACCTAATTTTACATTATTAAAGAAACGAATGCTTATGAAAATAATACAATTTATTTTTATGCTAATTATAGTGTTATCAATCTTTTTTTTCATGTATATTCGCATCAAATTCAAGTTCTGGGCTTTGCAGCCAGTTTTTCATTTTTATGATCTTTATTATTGGATTGTAAATGTAGGAGTAATACAAAAAGAGTTGCCATCAAAAAATAGATATACTAATTTCAAAAATATAAAAACTATTTCTTTCGACATTTTAGATGAACATAAAATAAAGGATTTCATTTTGTTAGTTCAATTGAATTATTTAAGGAATAATGAAAATAAATTTATGCCTCAAAAAGAAAACATTTTACCTTATTTTAAAGGCCATAATCACAAATCCTTTTGGTCTTTTTATACAGAACCTGAGATTTTGTTAGATACAAAAACAAGTACAACTATAGATCATGAAAAATTAATCGCAGTTATTACATCAAGATCATTACATGTTCAAATGTTTTCTAAAAATGCAAAGTTAAAAGGTGAAATGGATGTATATTATGTAGACTATTTATGCGTAGATAAGATGATGAGGAAGAAGAATATTGCGCCACAGTTGATCCAAACGCATGAATATAATCAAAGTCATTTAGATCGAAAGATATGTGTTAGTTTGTTTAAAAGAGAAGAGGAATTAACAGGTATTATTCCTTTAACTGTTTATAAAACATACTGTTATAATATGCGTAACTGGACAAGACCAGAAGGTCTGAATGCAAAGATGAAATTATTAGAAGGAGATAATCAAAATTTATATTATTTCTATAATTTCATTAATGAACTAACAAAAGAAGGAAAATGGGATATAACTATTTGTCCAGAGATGAGTAACTTGATTGAGTTAGTAACATCAAAGAACTTATTTATTATTATGTTAGTTATAGATGGAGAAATTGTGGCGGCGTATATATTTAAAAAGTCATGTACATTTATAGAGAAAGATAAAGAGATCATAACATGTATTGCGTCTTTTTACAGAAAAAATGATTTAACAAAAGATATATTTGTGCAAGGATTTAAAGTCGCTCTTTGGTCAATAATAGAGAAACCGGAGAACAAAAAATTTAGCTATTTAGTGGTAGAAGATACAAGTGAAAACAATTATATAATTAAAAATATAAGTATAAAGACGCATCCAATGGTGGTATCACCGACAGCATATTTTTTCTATAATTTTGCACATAATCCATTTAATTCAGATCGTGTTTTAATGATTAATTAAATGCATAATTTAATAATTAATTGGCGGCATTTCAACTAATTTTTTAAGAGTATCGTCAAAAAATGTAGCTCTTGTATTAATGGAATTAAAAAAATCTGTACTGCATTTTTTATTATCTCTCTCGCACATAGCATCACCGCGTTTAGATTTTACATTGTTAAAATACTCAAGAGATTGTATTACATAATGATTTATTCTTATTAATTTATTTGCGGTTCTAACACGTTTACCAGTTTTAATTGGAGTATTTGTGTTTGGATAATGTAACCAATGTATCCATATTTGAGAACTATCTTTTATGGCTAAAGGTTTAAATATATATTTAGTGTTGACTGGATCAATATCTGGAAATCGATATATAAATGTAGTACGAATATCTTGAGGATGTTTTTCTATACCGCTATTTCCATATGCTAACCAATTTACATTAATCAAATTATATTGATTTAATGTTTGTATTTTTGTTCTTAATTTTTGATCTACGCCATAAAAAAATTCATCTAGATCGCACACTGCTAACCAATATGTTTTTGTTTTCATATTTTCATGATCAAATACCCATCTATAATGTTCTACTTGCATGTATTTTTCTGGTTTATTGTAGTAAGAAACTATTCCTTTATCTATATAATCTTGCAAAATTGGTAAAGGATTATCAGTACTACCATTGTCTATCAAGTAAAAATGGTCAACACCTTGCCATAAATAATGATCCAACCATACTTTTAAATTCATTGTTTCATTTTTAAATATTGCCAAAACTGACAGGAAATACATTATTATATTATAATATTATTATATTATTATATTATTATAATATTTTTAATTATTGCAGATAATTAATTTAATATTCATGACCATATTGCTGTAAAAATCTTTTGACATTTTCAGCATATTTTAATTTAGGAAACATATTTTCAACTTCATTGTGACTGTTATGAAGTTGTACTAGATCTGGTTGACCACGTTTAATACCGGTGTCATCTCTTGGTAATTTAACTTTGCGATTTATATAAGTTTCTTCTGATTGATCTACGTAATGTGCGATAAATGCAGGAACATTTGTGTATTGAACATTGTTTTTATTCAAATAATAATATGGATTTTTTAAAATAGTATTAGTGCCATACATTCGCGCTTTATTTTTAATATGATAAAAATGAGGATTGTTTGCATTAATTGCTTGAAATGGTCTAACAAAACTTTTAACTGCTTCGTGTAATAGCGCATCAGATTTTGTATAACTATTTAAAATTAAATCATTGGGATCTTTTTTTAAATGATTTGTTCCAAACATTAACCAATTTAACGCGACAGAGTCGGCAAAACTATAGGTGTTTAAAAAATCTTTGACGCCTTTTAATTTATTATTAAAAATGATGAATTCATCTGCGTCTAAATAAATAAACCAATCAACTCGCATTTCTCTGGCAATATGTAGGGCTTTATTCATTAATGTCATTTTAATATTATTTTGTGAATTATCATATCTTATAATTCTAACTCTTTTGTCAAAATTTTTGAAAATGGTTGAAAGTGGTACAATAGAATTATGATCAAAAATAATAATATGATCGAACCCGACGAGTAAATGGTGAGCAGCCCATTCTTTAATATGTTTTTCATCTCTGGCATTGCAAAAAAGCGCTACAGATTTAACTAAACTCATTATAATATTAAATATTATATTTTTGTACTTAAAGCGCTTTAAGCCTATTTAAATATAATATTTATCTAGTATATTTTCCGACCCGTGCAAAACTATCTACCACGAATATGATAAAAATGCCTAAAAAGGAATAAAGAACAACTTCCTCAGTAACATTGTTAGTTCGTTCATCTTGTTGATCTTCTAAAAGATTGATCATATAATTTATTTTATTTAGAAGCACATCATTACTACCGTTACTACTGCCACTACCACTACCATTATAGCTAAGCCCAGACATATTATTTTGTTCTTTATAATGCATCCTGTTTACACCATGATCTTGATCAGGCACTTGTTTATAATTTGGTACTAATTTTTTATAATAGTCTCTAACTTGTGCATCATTTAAAAAGGCAGTTTGAAGTTCTTGTAAATCCATTTCTGCATCATCTATTGGCGAAGGTATTAAATTATTACTGGCTTCATTATTATTATTAAATCCTTCTTTTTTATCTTCTTTTTCTCGCATGGAGACGGGAGGTGCAAGCAATTTACTTGATGGATTTAGAGGATTGATTGGACCAGGTGATTGTGTAGCAGATGCTTGGTTTCTTTTAGGATTAAAATCTCCTAACTCATTATCAGTTGAATTGTTATGAATTGATTTTAAAACAGAATTCACTCTTTCAGGATCAAAATTCATATTTGAAATGCGCTTTTGTGTTTTATTATGAGTTGATGATGAATTGCGTTTTCTATTTATAGGTGTATCATCGGGATTTAATTCGCTATAATTATCGGTATCAAATGGTGCTGCTGTAATTGCTAAAGACATTCTCTTAATAAAAATTAAGATAATTATTTAAAAAACACACTGAAATAATTATATTATATTGACTTTCAATAAAAATATATTAGTTTATTTATATAGAATGTACAAGAAGCATGGAATTCTAGGATTATTTTTATTACTTGTCGTAATTTTAATCGTGAACCCAAGAGTTTTTTATAATTTGTATAACAATATTTTAGGAAGAGTATTGTTGATAGGTGTCATTTTATTTTTTACAACATTTAATGTCACTTTAGGATTATTTGCTGCACTATGCCTAATTATTGCATCTAATATGTTTTTTACTGAAGGTTTAACTACCTTAAATGGTTCTGATAGCACAATGATACAACCTGGCATGACTATTGGTGATGATAACGTGACACAAAGCAGTTTACCTGATGATGCTAAAATAAAAGTTACAACTAAAGCAGCGGAAAAAGACAAGGAAAAAGACAAGGAAAAAGACAAGGAAAAAGACAAAGGAACTAAAATTAGTGTTTTGATGGATAAAGCAGAAACCCAAGGCGTAGATCGTCAGACAATCCAAGAAACAATGCAATCAAAAAGCTCTAAATCTATTCCTATAAATAATCAAATGTTTAAATCAGAAGATGTTATGCCGAATGAAACCACATCAACTGTTCTAGAAGGATTACAAAATAAATATGCGATGTTTTAATAGTTTTAATTAAGTATTTTATTTTATTGTATTTTATTGTATTTTAATATATTATAATAGTAATGACTGACGTAGTTTACAATTCATTAGATTTTATTCATAATCATGTAATGTTTCTAAATAATAGCAAATTTTTTGCAGGTGTAATTATGATTTTATTAAATATTGGTTCTAAATTTATAGCCATACAATTTAGTCGTTCTACAGAAGAATATCTCAAACTGAATATTACTAAACAAATTCTTGTTTTTGCGATGGCATGGATGGGTACACGTGATATTTATACTGCGCTTGTTTTAACAGCTGTTTTTACGGTTTTATCTGATCATTTATTTAATGAAGAAAGTCCATATTGTGTTGTTCCTAAAAAATATAGAGTATTAGCCAAGATAGTTGATGCAAATAATGATGGTCGTGTTTCTGAACAGGAAATAAATGACGCTATTTCTCTTTTAGAAAAGGCTAGACGTGAAAAGGAAATGAAAAACCAAAAACATTCTTTTACTTTATTTCATAATTATCTTTCTGAAAGTTACACTAATTTACGTTAATTATATTTATTATTAATACTTTATAAAAGTATTTATAATAATTTAAAAATCTATTTCTATTATAAATATGTCTACTAATAAAAATGATGAAAAAAAAGATGCAAATGATCAAAAGGATGCAAATGATCAAAAGGATGCAAATGATGCAAAGGATGTAAAGGATGCAAATGATACAAATAGTCGAAAGGCACAAAAAGGTCAAAAGAAACAAAATAATGCAAATGATGCTAAAAGTAAAAAAGGTAAAACCGAAGAATTAAAAATACCAAATACACTTACTATTTATATTAAAACTCGAATACCAAACTATACCAAATTACTTTATGAGCCTTATATGACGGTCCCTACATCAAAAAGTCGCACAGTATACTTTGATCCACTTGTAAAATATATTAAAGGAGCTATAAAAGACATACCTCCGAGTGCTCCACGTGAAGCAAAATACACGCAATTTTTTGAAGCACCACAATTTGATAGTTTAATAAATCGTTGTATAAGTAAAACTTTTAATTTTCAACAAAAACCGAAAAATTTATTATTAAATCCTACCAAATTATTAAATTTACAAAAAGAAAGGACATTAACTGAAGCAATGGAAGAAGATTTAATTAATGAAAATATTAAATTAACTCTTAGCACTTTATTTAAAAGAAATGGTATTTTTTATATTAATAAAAGACCTTATACTATTATTAACAGACATTGGAAATCTGATAGCTGGGTAATTGATACTAAAACTGAAAACAAATTAATATCTCCATTTTCGAATGTTTCATATAAGGATGCACAAAAAGAAGCAGATGAGGAATTAGACAGTTTTAAAAAAAAATATCCGGTAGAAGGGAGTTCGGGGTCTAAAAACTCAATAGATGATGATATTATTGATAATATTATTAAAAAAACTCCTAATATTGAAGCACAAAATGCGCCTCCAATATCATTTAAAGATATAAAAGGATCTGAAGCTTTTGAAGACGAATATTATTATATTACTGAAAATTTTCCTATTAAGTTTACAGATGAACATGATATGAATACAGAACCAATAACTTTTTCGTTATTATTTGATAAAGAAGTATTTGAAAAATTTATAGAAAATAATAAAACCAATAATATTGGTAAATCTTTTTTAAGTAAATATAATAGATATTGGCAAAGAAAAGAAGAGTTATATAAAAAGAAAAATGAATATTTGGAAAAATATGGAAAAATAGGAGAAAAGAAAAATGAATATGATAAAAAAAGCAAAGAAATATTTTATAGATTAAAAAAAATAGATCCTCAAAATCCTCAAATCCCTCTAGTTAACAAAGTTTATTCTGTTCCTCTAGAAAAAGAGTGTGGTGATTTACATGATTTATACGTTGAATTTATAGATTTGTTAGCAGAATTAGCTGAAGTGTTAGTTAGTTTTTATGAAGTTCAAATAAATTATTTTAATTCTATTGTAGATTTTTTGAAGGAATTCAAAAAAGAATATGTAAATATTATAGGTTATTACAAAGATACTGCCGAATTAGCCGATATGTGCATCGATACAGATATTCGTATATATGAATTATTAAGTGATGCAACTAGTACAAATTCAGAAACAAACTCTCAAATATATTTTAATAATATTAAAGATTTAAAATCTAAAAAAGACAAAATAGTAAAAGAAAGATCTACCTTATCTGATGTTAACATTGAAGAAAATACAAAAAAATACCGGGATGATCCATGGTTATTATTTTTATTACAAAAACAATTTGATATATATAATTTATTAATAAGCGCGTCATTTATTTCAAACCAATTAAATATTTGGAAAATATATTACGATAAAACAGCTGGTCTTATAGATAAGATGCTTGATTATTTTTTTGTAAAAATGCAACAAGCGAATGATTTTGCATTTCCTGATTCAAATGCAATTCCAACACCACCATCTATTATGGATCAAGTACGTGATAATTTAGAAATATATAATTTTACTGGTATACAAAAACAAGAAAATATTGTAAAAAATTTTGCTCAAAAATGGTTACTTAAAGTTAGTAAAACTCCAACAATTGAATGGAAATTAGTAAATGATGATAATATACCTGTTATTAATCGTGATACTGCAAATGAAAATGATTTAGAAATAGAACAAAAATATATCAAATTAATTCAATTTGAAGTAGAATTATTTGATTGTATTATGTTAATAACAAATTTACTACAAATAAAATGTTTGCGACAATATAGTTTGTATACTGCAGAAGAAAATACTAGCCATATAGAATTATTTATTTTAAAAAATAAGTTTTATTATTACTTATCGATTAATGGTTTTGTAAGCAATTTTATAAATCTTCCTATTTTTTATTTTAAAGAGTTTAAAAGACTATACGACCGATATCATAGATGGAGCCAAACAGTATCAGCCAATTTTAAAATACCCGAGGCTTTATTTTGGAATACATCACTTTTAAACAATGAATTATTTTACATATCTAAATTAGATATTACAAGTAAATTAATATTAATACAAATTTATAAAATTCGAGATATAGTTAATACAAAAACATATTATGAAAAAAGGTGTGATGATTTTGCAAAAATATTAACTCCAACTATGGGACAACTTGGGATTATAAATATGTGTAATTCGTTAATAGATAATTTTAATAATTTTACATTTGTAACTCAATATGTGTCTTTTTCTTTTTTTAATGAAGATGAAAATAAATTAAAAAATATAGATATAAAAAACACTGCAGATTTTAACAATAATATTGTATTATTATTTATTGATTTAGGATATATTACAGATAAAGAAAGCGAACGTGCAGACCAACAATGGATCATTTATATAAATAAAGAATATGAGAAAAACAAATTTAATGATACTTATTACAAGCAAAAATATGCTGTAATTTCTAGTATAACTACAGCAACTGCGTATGTTAGTGAAAGATTTTTAAATATTTTTTTAGGTTCAATAAAAGACATATTAAATAAAGAATTAGACAATTTAAATGCAACTACTATGAATTTATATACTGATGTTGTAGTTATAGATGGAATAAAAAAGAACAGATTTTCTATTAATAGTTTAAAAAGATTGATAAATGATTATAACAATATTTTAATACCAAATTTAATGAAAGGCATGATTAATGCGCATTCTTATAAACAACTTGATCCAACACTAGATGATCAAGTAGGAAATATTAGGAATAAAATTTCACTTTTTGATTATTATGAGACATATTTTATATTTATCTTAAAAAACATATTGGATATTAATATTTATATCATTGACATGTATTCAATTAATTTTACCAATACATTAAAATTAGAAACAACTGTTAAATTAAAAAATTCATCTGATACCAATACTTATATTATAACAAAAATAATAAAAGATAAAAATGGTACAACAAAATATAAATTAGGAGATGATCTAGTAAATGGTATTACAGCACCAGCTGCTGTGTTGGCAAAAGAATTCACTGCAGACCAATTACTTTTTGAAGCATTAAATCGTATTGATGAAGAAAAAATAAATGATGAATTTAAAATAATATGTAATCCTTTAAATCATTTAGTAAACAATGTAGATAACATTATTTTTTTATTAAAAACAACAGATGAAATATTTGATTATAATTATCAAGTTATTAGTACTTATAAAGAACAATACATATTTAATTGTTCAGACATACCAATTGAGATATATATTAATCCATGGTATGTTAATACTTGTTTACGCTACACAGTTACTCCCGTTTTACCTCTATTTGATGCTAATTCTAGATATTCAGGTAGTTCTTCAGGTAGTTCTTCAGATAGTTCTTTGGAGTTGTCTTCAGATTCTAATTCATCGGATTCTGGTTTATTGGTTTCTAATAAGCCTAGGCCTAGACCTGGACCTAGAGCAAATAGTTTTTTTATAAGTTCTTGTGATAATGATAGTAGTTCCAATGTTGATACAGTTTCTACTGCTGAAAGTGCTTCTATTGCTGAAAGTGTTTCAGGTAGCTGTACTATAAGTGATCCCCCCATTCCAGATTTTGAAAAAGATTTTAGTGAAAACTATAAATATTTAAAACAAATATATGGAGACTATGTAATCGCAAAAGAAGACAGATTTCTTTCCGATGAAACTCTGGAACAAGCTAAAGCACATGAACAACTATTAATCGAAAGTATCGGAATAAATATGGAAAACACAAATACACAATTCCAATATATTGTAGATGCGTTTAAACATATAAAAGATCCTAGACTAAATATTAGAAGTTTTTTGAATGAACTTATTTACATTAAAGATGAAAAGTATACAACTATAAAAATGATTATATTAGATTTATTGGAAGAAAAAGAAAATACTAGTGATGATTATCAACAATTAATTGATCAAAATAATGCAATTGATGAAAATATGGTAGAATTAGAAAATATTGAAAAATATATTCAAGCATATTTATATGCAATTACAATTGATAATGAGAGATTAGAATTGTTAACAGAGTTTTTTTATAAAAACAAACAAATAACGGATTATGATTATGAAAAAATAGCATTTTTTTATGACTTGTATAATTATTTAAATCTTGAATATGCAGATTTACCAGAAGATTTAGAACAAGAAGAAGATATACAAGATTTACCATCAGAAATTCGAACAGATTTAAAAGAAAGAATAAAAGTTTTAATAACTGATCCTTTTGTTGTAGAACAATTGAAACTAATTAAAGAATATTTAGAAGATCCAACTAATGCAGAACAAAATATAACCTTTTTAGAATTTTTAACTAACAAAGATTTAAAAAGTACTTTAAGTACTGCTCGATCTGATATATCATATTATGAAATGCCTGAGATTGATAGAAATATGTTTGATGTACTGGATATTTATATGAACAAAAGAAACAAGTTTAAATTAAATGAAATAATACCAGATACTCTTCCAAAAGGCATAAAATTTTCAGATAAATTTATGGAAATTTATACAAAATTAAAACAATTTATCATATTTTTAAGGACATATTTAAGTGTACTTAGACAAAAAGATTATTTAGTAAACCAAAATACTAGAGAAATAAAATGTGTTGATAATTTTTATAAAAAATTAATAGATTTATTTAATGAAATTATGTTTACTGATATAATATATAGTCAAAACATACTTACAGATAATAAAAAACAAGAATTAGCACAATCATTACAAAATAAACTAACAGACGCACTAAAAATAAACACAGATTGTTCAGACGTATTTGAAAAAAGTAAAAAAAATGATTTGCAAAATTCAATATCAGAGGAATTTTATATTATAATATCACAAATACATGAATATATTTCAAATAATTGGGATGCAAGTATTGTAATGGCTGGTGGTGAAACTAACAAAAAAAGACCTAGAGAAGAGTATTATAATTATGCAAAACATTATCAAGAACCTTTTAATCAGTATCCTAATCAATATCCACAAGGACCAAATCAATATCCTAATCAGTATCCACTAGGACCAAATCAATTTCCTAATCAGTATCCACTAGGACCAAATCAATTTCCAAATCAATTTCCACAAAGACCAAATCAATATCCTAACCAGTTTGCACAAGGACCTTTTAACCAAGGTTTTAATCCGAATTTTTATGATCACAATTTTCAATACAATCTTACAAAAGAAGGAAAATCAAAATTATCTTATTATATAACGGTTGAATTAGAATTGTATCCGGGAACAGATATTAGTACTATTAAAAAATATTCGATAAAATGTCAATCTACATTTGAAAGAATTCGTAAATCATTGTCAGATTTATTTGGATATCAATATAGACCTCTTGAAGTAAAAGATGCTTACGGTTATGAAGCAGAATATGATGCAAAACAAAAACTAATAGAAGAACAAGAAAAACAAAAAGAAAACCAAGAAAAACAAAAGGCTAGAGATGAAGAAAGAGACAGAGAAAGAGAAAGAGATAGAGATAGAGAAAGAGAAAGAGAAAGAGAAAGGGATAGAGAACGAGAAAGGAGAGGTGGTAAATCTAAAAGTGTAAAAAAAACAAAAAGGTATAAAAATAAAACACTTAAAAGATCTAAATAGATATTTCAGTACCTTTGTTGCTTTCTATAAGTTCAAGTGAAGGTGCACTAGGTTCTAATTGACATTGAATATGTGAGTGTATAATTTTATTAGGATCGACATCATTGAATTGAATTTTTCCTTTTAAATATGCAGAATAAAATATATTTTTTTCGGTATTTACAGTACTATACACATCACTTAATTTACTTATCATCATAATAATATTGGTAACAAATGTAGTTGTAGTTTGACTATCTAAATAATATTGATATATAACAATCCCACTAAGAGTTGAGTTTACAATAAAGCATCCAATCGAAATATATCCAGTTCTTTGGTAACATTTATCGAGGGTCCAAATACTATTTCGTTTTTCTTCTGGTAGACTTTCAATTAATTTTTGCACTGCATCGTTATCTGACGCGACACTTTTATTTACTTCCAAATAAGTAATTAAACGATTTTCGCGTTTAATTTCAAAAACATACATAATTAAAAAAGACATCATAGTTATAAAATTAAATATAATACCAGCTGAATATAATGGGCTGCCCCCTGTCATATTTTCACTATAACTGCAAACGTGGTCACCACATTTTTGCGGGACAAATAAAATTAAAAAAGATGATATCATGACACGATATAATTCTACAATAAAAATAGGAACAATAGATATTTTTTGTATAAAATCTTGATCGTGTAATTTATCATCAATTACAGAATTTAAAGAATTCGAAGTTTGCGGTTGTGACATTGCAATATATAATAAATATATAATAAAATAAATATTATATATTTTAAGTTGACATATATTTAATAAATATATTTTTTAACAGAAACCCGTTTATTTGTTAGTTTACCTTTAGCTATTTTTTTTAGTTTGTTTTTTCTTCTGTTACACCAAAGTCTATATTTTCTTCCTTTTCTTCTTTTTTTATAGGATCTTTTTTTTTTCGAGATACTAGATCAGAGACTTTACTTGCAACTGTAGAAACTATTGTGCTTGCACTAATACCTGTTTTTTCTACCTCTGAAGACGCAGTATCTTTAACGGACGCAGTATCTTTAACGGACGCAGTATCTTTAACGGACGCCATATCTTTAACGGACACAGTATCTTTAATAGACGCAGTATCTGTTTGGGTTTGAGTTTCAATTGTTATTTTATTTTTTGTTTGTAATTTGACTTCTTTATATTCATTTTTAACATTATTCAACATAATTGAAGACAATGTATATTGATAGGCACGTCGCTTATATTTGGTATCATTTTCCATTTTACTGTATTTAATTGTTTTTTCCAATTCTTTATTATCTGTAATTTTTTTAATTGTATCTTCTTTATAAAAACAGTAACAACAATTATAAAAAAAAGATAAACATCTCATGTAATCATAGTTCATATCTTTTTCATTTTTAATTATATTTTCTCTGTATTTATAATACTGGCTTTCAATATCATCGCCCTTATCTAAATGTTTTGCCGCTAAAATAGACATATCTTTTGGAATAGGTACATCAATCTTTAATAAATTTAAAAATCTGGCTTTATTATCTTTTATAAGAGTTTCTGCATTTCCTCTCATTTTTTTGGGTAAATAAATTTCATTGTTAATTTTTGCACTAAATGAAAGCCAATTCTGTTTTAAACCAATATATTCTTCTAAGTTTTCTTGTAATTTAAATGTCTTAACAATACCGGTAAGCAATGCAACAGAAAAGCTGGTAATAGTTAGTATCAAATTTAAACCAAATTTTAAGTTATTTGAATAATTTCCAAACTGTGTAACGCTTATGGTTCCAGATGCGGTGGATAAAAGAAGACCTAAAAGAATACAAGTTTGAAGTCTCCAACGATAAATTTTGATAGCTAGATCTAAACATTCTATTTTATAAGAAGCGACACTAATCCAATCGTGAAATGTTTCTAATGTTATTATGTTATTCCAAGTCTCTTCTACATCATTTTCTTTTTCTTTTTCTTCTTCTTTCACGTGTTTTGGTTCGGCTATTTTTAATTCTACGTGCTCTGGATCTGGTTCTGGTTCTAGTGATTTTGCATCTTCTTTTATGTTTAAACCACTTTCGGAATTATTTTTTTTCATTAATATATATATTATTTAAACAAACAAATAACATATATTTTACATATTAATAATTAATTATTAATTATTTATAAAGACTGATTGAGTTTCTAAATCTATATTATCTATAATTGTTTCCATTGATTTCACATCTGCATCTGCATTGTTACTGCTTATTAGATAAGTTGTCAAATTTAAAATAATTTTAATTCTGTCAGGTGTCCATAATTTATGCAAAGATGTAACTAAATCTACTGTATAAAGAGGTGTAATATTGTCTTTTCTAAATAAATTATCTATACAAGTTTCATCCAAATGATTAGAAATAAGTGAAAAATAATAATTTAAACATAATCTCATAATAGAGCATTGTTTATATGTTTCGATCAATTTAAGGATACCATTTTGTGCACATTTAAATAATTCTTTTAGTTTAGGATTTTGTTGGATACATGTTTTTGACAAATAGTGTTGACACGCTAATTCAATTGGATTGTACATATATTGGAGATCCGTTTTATTTGTTTTCAAAAAATATCTACAAAACCCTTGAAATATGCCGGGTTCCTGAAAATAAATAATATTTCTAGAGATACATATTTTGGTTCCGATTGGTTTGTTACTAAGAATAGCTAGTTTTATTATTACAGAGAGTGGATCCAAAATAAATGAATGTAGATCAATTGGTCGATTATCAAGGATACTATTATTGTCCATTTACAACTTAGGATATATATACAAATAAAAATATATTTAAGCTTTTTCTTTAATGTAACAGATTAAAATATTACATTTTTGTTTATATTCTTTATTCTTTATTTTTTATTCTTTACAAGGATTACTCATGAAGTCATTTACAAGTTCTTGTGGAATATTATTGAAATCAATGAGTGTGCAATTTAGTTCATACTTTTTTTTGTATTCTTCAGAGGAATTCAGTTTAGTCTGAAATAGTTGTTTATCATTAAAATATTTCATTGCTGTTTTAGGTCCGCACTTAGGAAACACTGATGTAATATTATCGCTAGGGTCACCTGTAATAATTTTACAGAATAGATCACATTTAGGATCATTTGTGCTGGATTTTTGATCAGTTAGTTTCTTGAATGCGAGATTATACAAATGTACACGTGGCTCAGAAAGCTGCAAATAATCTTTATCGCTAGTAATAATGTATACAGTTGCTGTAGGATATTTTGTTAGTACATGCTTAACAGAAATAGCAATACAATCATCTGCTTCTAAATGAGGATGTTTTAAGATGTATCTAGCTCCTGCTTCTAAAAACAGTTTTTCTTCATAAACCATTTTAAAGAATGGGCCGCCCATAAAGCCGTCTTCTTGTCCGGTTGCTCGAGTTCCCTTGTATTGTGGAAACAATTTAGTGCGCCAAATATTTTCCCGTTTGCAATCTTTTCCGATAACTATAATTGGCTCGATAAGTTTATCGATTTTTAGATTTTTTTGGAGATTTTGAATATTTGTAGCAAATGTTTTCTTGAATTTTTCAAGAAATTGTGGATTTTGATAAGGATCTTTTAAGCACTCTTGATCTTCTGGAAATGCATTTTTCCACCATGTTAAAAGTGAATGGTAACGATAGAAATTGAAATAACTACCATCTACAAATATAAAAGTTTGATTTGTATTCATTTGTTCGAATAAAGTATTCATATAATAATACTATGATATATTCTTTAATTTCTTTCAATTTTTTATATTATATTATATTATAAATATGGCAAAACTAAGTGGTCAAACAATAGCGTATACAGCTGTAGGTCTTGCTGTTGCAGGAGGAATACTTGCTATGATATTTGGAAACAAATCTAATAAAGGAACTGGAACTGGAACAGGACCAGATTCTTATAATGCAGTTAATGGACAGACAACAGGTTATGGACAGTCAACCGGTTATGGACAGTCAACCGGTTATGGACAGACACCAGGTTATGGACAGACTTCACAAGGTAATGGACAGTATTCACAAGGTGGTTCAAGAAGAAAAAGAAAGAATAAGAAAAATAAAAAGTCTAAAAAGAGGTGTTAATCAAATTCCAATAAATTTGTGACGGTTTTGCAATGACCTTGATTTAGACCTTGACTTTGACTAATTTGATTAAGTTGTTGAGTAAGATAATCAATAGTCATAATTTTGGTGTGCACATCTTTTTCTAATTTAGCAATGATTAATTTTTGATTTTGTAAAGTTTCTTTTAATTTTTCATTTTCAATATAAAAGTTAGCCTTGTTAAAATTTAATGTTACGAGCCAACTTTGATGACTTTTGGTTTTAATATGAGATGTAAAAACAGAGTGAGTTTCATATATTTTGTCTTTTCTGGAACCACAGGGACATAATAATCCTTTTTTGATTATATTGAATGATGGTATTTTATCAATATAATTACCTTTATCGTCAATACTGGGCGAATAAATATCAGGTTCTACAACTAAATCCATAGTACGGTCTTAAAATAGTATGTTTTTATATATTTATATTATTTGTATATAAATTTAAATATTTATATAAAAGTTTATTTGTTGTTATTTAAATGTTTAGTATATATTATGGAATTTTCAAATATAAGTGATACAAACAAGGTGGAAATAAATAGAGTAGATATTGTTATTGGTTGTTCATATGGAGATGAAGGAAAAGGAAAGGTAGTTAATTATCTTGTTCATGAGAATAGCTATGATTTATGTGTTAGATTTAATGGTTCTTGTAATGCAGGGCATACTGTATATTTTAATGAACAAAAGTTTGTATTGCATCAAATGCCTGTAGGTATTTTACGGGATGAAACAAGCATTTTAATATCAAGTGATTGTTTAGTTGATATAGATAAACTTAGAAAGGAAATAAATGGTTTGTCAGAAAGAGGTATTAAATTAGAAGGTCGAATGTATTTGAGTTCAGCGTGTCATATTATTACGGATGAATTAATTGAAGAAGATAAGCGAACTAATATAATAGGTACAACAGGATCAGGAATAGGTCCAACATATGCACAAAAAATGTTGCGACGAGGAAAAAGAGTTGATACATGCAAAGAAGTATTTGAAGAAATTGGATTTACAATTGTTGACCTAAGAACATGGTGGCAAACAGATCATGTTAAAAATAATTTTAAGAAAATATTATTGGAGGGTGCTCAAGGATTTGGTCTAGATATTAATTGGACTGATCAGTATCCTTATTGCACATCATCGACCTGCTCTGTAGCAGGTGCAATTAATACTGGTATACAAATTAAAAGTATTCGCAATATTTATGGTGTAACAAAAGCATATGATACTTATGTTGGGACTGCAAATTTTCAACCAAAAGAAGACGATATGTTAAATCAAATAGGAAATGTAGGAAATGAATATGGTTCAACGACTGGAAGGAGACGGCAATGTAATTATTTAAATTTAGATAAGATGATAGAGGCACTATACATAAATAATTGCAATGTATGTATAATAAATAAGATGGATGTTTTAGAACAATTAAATGTATTTCGATTGTATCATAAAGGCGAACTAAAAACGTTTAATACAAGTTCAGAAATGATAACTTATATAATAAAAACATATCCTGAAATAGAATATGTTATTTCTCGTTCGCCAAATTCTGTGTAATATATAAATGATGGAAACTACTTTTAATAGAGTATATCCTAAAGACTTGAATACAACAAAAGTTAATAATCAATTTAAAAAAAGAGAAAGATTTAGGCGATCTACTATTGTTTATAATTTTATTAATTATATTGTAAAAAATGTGTATTTAATAAATGATGATATCGATGATAGTAAAAAGACGGAATAAGCTTTAAATGTCGCTACGCTTTAAGAGACTACTTTGAGTGTTGCACCACTTTTAATCTTGTATCTGGTTGCATCCGACTCAATAACGATACATCCTTCAGATGGATTGCCGGAGCAACCGCCGCAATGAATAAGGAACCCAGAGCGTCCGCACATACTATTAGAAGAGGAAGGGTATAAATCATAAGAGTTGATGCAGCTCTTAAAAGTGTACATGTTGCCTAAAGTATAAGTTCCCTGAGGTAATGGTCCTACTGCAACTGTACATTGACATGATGGATTATTTCTGCATGATCCGGATTGACCAGAGCAGCAACCGTAAGTATCAATATAGCTGCCATCGTAAGCAGTTCCATAAAAATGATGACCAGATTGTGAATAGGTATAAGGACCGCCAGTTGTTGTCAAATTCAGTAAATCTTTCTGGCTAGTCAAAGGCTCAATTGGTTTGTCTAGTTCAAACATATTGTCGGTATATACGGAAGTAAGTAAAGTGAAAAGCGCTAGAATTTTTGGAAACATTTATATAATATAGATATTTTATTTGTTGTTTTCTTTAAGTTGTTTTACACCTTTTAACATTTCAAACGCTTACTGATTTATTCATTATAAATAGTATAAAGGTAATATATTATTTATAACTATATGACAGAAACAAACAATTTAATTAAAAATATTATTGTAGACGTTATTATTATAACTAATATTTGGGTGTTACTCAATAATAATACATATAAATATTTTTTTGGTCTAGGAATGTCAGTATATCTTCTTAAAAAATATATATGAAATAGTCGGCATTTAAAATGTTAAAAGGTGTAAATATATATTATTTATGGCGTTGTTTCCGGGTCTTCAAACTAACACATCTAAATTTGGAGTTACGTGTTTGTCCTGGTTTGCATTTTTTATTGCATCTGTTAGTTACTAAGTTTAGTTCTTTATTGGGAGGACATGATTTTATTTGTAATCTGTCAAATGTATCGCTTGATTTATTCATACTTTTAGATAAACTAGATTTTGATAATACTGAAGAACTTGGATCTAATTTAGCAAACAATTCCAGTTCTTTTGATAAACTTTTGGTATTTAATTTAGATTTAGATTTAGAATTTGAATATATTTTTTTCATCCGTGTTAAAATAGGTTTTCTTTTTATTAAATTATTATTTTCAAATGACATTTTCAATCTTGTTAGTATACCTGTTTCTAACAAAATTGTTTCATATTCGTTTATTAAATTGTCTATATTTAATTCTCTTGTTTCAGAATTAAAATCATACATTTTGTGGAAAAATGTAGATAAACGTGTAAAAAAATCTATGTCTACTGCTTTTTGTCTGTAAAAACAATTCAAAATGTACTGCAATGTAAATCCTAATCCATATACATCAATTGAATTTACAATTCTTGTTAAATTAGTATCATAATTATCTTTTGACATTAAATCATTTATTCCATCAAAAAAATGTTCAATATGTCCATATTTGGTAACATCTGGTGGAGATTTTCCATCCGGATTTATATATGAAAATAATATATTGAAAGCATTTGGATTTGATATTGGCATATCAAATGTATTCTGTTTTTCACCATTTATAATCATTTCACTTAGCTGAGTTTTATATGTATTTTTTCTTACAGCACTTAAAGCACTATACGTATTATATTTATTTTTATTCATAAGACCACATTCAAATGGATAAGACCAATGATAAATTCCTAAAAAGTTGTTACTTTTTGTGGAAGTTCTAATAATTTCTTCTTTTGAACGCATTAGTCCAAAGTCGATAAATGCAAGTTTTCCACTCTTTATATCAAATAAAATATTTTGAGGTTTTATATCATTATGTACTATTCCATTGTCTTTAAAAAACTTAAGCCCTTTGATTAAATGATGAACTTCTAACCAAAATCGATCCGTTTTAAGTTTTGAACTTGATTTGGTTGATAAGTATTTTTTAAGTTGTGAACTGCATAAGTATTTCAAATCAAGACCGCCAAATTTCATAAGCAATATTTTGTAATTATTTGGATCTGCTTTTACTTCTGCACTTTTAACATATTTGCATTTAGATATATCTTTATCTATAATTTGATCATTTAATTCGGGTTGACATAATATTGGTTGACCTAAATGAAATTCATTTGTAGGATCATATGAACCAATAACTACAAATTCTTTTAGTTCTATCTGAGCATCTTTCGTTTTCATAATTTTGGAAACATAGTCTTTGTAATTAATATCTCTATTTTCAGAACAATGAAGACTAGGCTTATGGACACATCCATATGTACCTTCTCCTATAACTTTTCTACTCATATATAATAACTGTAAAATATTTATTATATATTATTATTCTGTGTCAAATATTATTTCAGGTGCAATATAATTCCGTGCGTTGTTTTTATTTATCGCCATTAAATGAAAACTACGATGTTCACAATCAATCAAACTTGCTTTCCCTTTTAACCATATATGTCCTGCAACTTCTTCTGTTTTTTTTAGCAAATGGGGTGGTAACAAATCTAATCTAGGTTTTGGATCATAATAACAATTCAAAAATTTGTTAGTTTGATAGATTGCAAATCCATTGAATGCTGAAAGGCATGAAATTAATGTTCTAGGAGGAGTTTTGGCAATAACTCTTTCTATATATTTTCCCCAGACCATGAAATCCTTAAAGTGCATACAACTAAACGAATATGGATATTTTGATAATGCCCATAAATCATAGTAAGGATCTTTATTAAATGAAATGGAGTCCCATTTATTCAAATCTGATGTATCTAAATAATATTTTAAAGGTTCTAAATCACGAATAGTCGAACATACATCATCACAATCCATCATAATAAAATATTTATAAGTTGAAAATTGCTCTCTAATAATATCTAAACATTTATTGCGTGCTTTTGCAATATTATATACACGATATTCATGCAATTGTTCTGTATTGATGTGTAAAATCATTGTATCATAATGTATTTGTTTATATTTTTGTAGTATTTCTAAAGAATTATCGCTAGATACATCATAACTAATAATAATTTTAAAACTAGAAAATATAGCTCCTATTGTTTCCATATTTTCTAATACCTTTTCTAAATATTTACCACAATTTTTAACAGTTCCACAAATACAACAACTATTTTCATTTATTTCATTCATTATATCTAAAGTACAGGAATTAAATATCTAAACTAACAGTATTTTTATCAGATTTGGGTTTTCTACGAGTACGCTTAGGTACATTTCCATCACTTTGCAGATCTTTTAAATCATCAATACTAATTTTGCTGCTATTATTATCTTGTTCTAAGGAAAATGAATTTGCATTGTTTCTGGATTGGTCTGAAATATTAATGGTTTTGGTTTTTAGTCCAGACAAAATATCTGAAATGTCACTTGGTCCTTTCATATCAGGTCGACGTTGAGATTTTTGTGAAGGTTGAGGGGGTTCAAAGCCAGGAATACTAAAATTTTCCTTAATACTTATTCCATCTTCATTAAAACTGCCTCTTGCCATGCTTATGTCAGGCCTTACATTATTACCGGCACGATTTACAGGAGGTGGTACTGCATTAGGTCCTTGGGTATTTAATGGAGCTGGAGGACCTCTTCCTTGAGGTACTTGATCAGGGTTCATTAATCCGCCCATGAACCCAGAAAACCCAGGGTTTGTTCCAGCCATTGAATTGACTGCTGCACTTTGGAATTGCCTCATAAGGTCTGGATTTTGTCTCATGATATCATCCATGCCAGGCATTGCGCTCTTAAACATAGTATTTGTCATGTGAACCATCATAGCAGAACCACCTAATTGAAACAATAATTTAAGTTCTGGTGCTAAAGAAGCCTTGGATTTATATTTTTCATAAAGCTCCCCAAAAACATCATCATAATCGTTAATATTTTCATTAATCTGTTCACCCCATCCGTCAATTTTAATATCAAATGGATCGAATTTATTATTTAAAAATTCGATACCATTAATAATTGCCATCATCATGTTTCCTTGAAATTTTACGGAATTTTGTTTAGTTTTTTCTTCCATAATCATTTCATATTCGCCTTGCATTTCTGCTAAATCCGAGTCCATATTGTATTTTTTTGTTAGTTCAACTCCCTTCTTTTCAAGAGCTTCTAACTTTCTTAAAAATTTGAATTTTTCTCTTAGCAATTCATCTTTTGAAAGTTTGGGCTGTGATGACATACCAGAACGATCGGGATTAACAGGAATGTTGTTAAATTTACCATATCCATCCCATGTTTTGCTATCACTTTCTGTATTTGTGGTTGCTTTTCCGACAGAAGGTGTATCGTCAAATCTAACAGATGGGGTATCGTCGCCAAAAAAACTGGAACCAAACATAGATCCTAAACCGGATTTAGATCCTGCATTGGATGTTTCACTTGCTAAATTATTTAATTCATCTTCTAAATTATTTAAATCCTCTATATCGATATCACTAGTAGGTCCAGAATTGTCCATTTTTTTTTCATTCATTAATAGTTCAATTCCGCCTCCAAAATTGGTTTTTTTTTGATTATTCCAGGAACCACCTTCATTATCTAAATTTTCAAAGTCCAATGATATATCAATGATATCGTTATCCATTATTATGATTAAATAAGAACATTTAATTTTAAGTATTACGAATTATAATATATATTTTAATTAATTAATAATTAAATTAATTAAAATTGTTTGATCTTTTAAATTTTATGTTTAATATACCACATGCCTTGAAGGAAACAATCTGATAGATCATCTTTTTTATTATGTTTCTGTAGGAAGTCTAGCCAGTCTTTAAATCGAAAATCATTGTTAACATAATTTAAAGTAGTTTGTATTCCTAGTTTTTTTCGTTGTTTATAATCCATTTTTTCTGCCTTTTCTACCTTTTCTACCTTTTCTACCTTTTCTACTTTTTCTGTTTTTTCTTCTACAGTAGGAATAAAATCCTTCAATTTATTAATTGCACTTATAAATTCTATTTTAATATTGTTGTTTCTCATTATAAAGTATTGTGATAACATACCTTGAATAGTTTTCATTTTATTAGCAATAGGACCTATTTGGTTTTCAATAATAATTGTACTTATTGTTTTTAAATGGTCACAAAGTATCTCATCAAATTTATGTTGAATATTTCGTCCAATTGTTACTAAATCCATTTTGGATGCATTATTTTTTTCTACGGCAATAAAACATTTTGCTAAAATAAATTCATTAATTTGTGATACAATAGCCACCTTTTTTGTGGGCTTGTCATAATTAATTTTATATTTATCTGCAATTTCAATTAAATTCTGTATTTTTTGTTTGTTAATGAATGAAGGTTTTAAATCTGGCGTTGGATGCAAAAATGTTTGTTTTTTTGAATGTTTTAAACAGTAACATTTTGTATCTTTCATAAATTTTGCAGGTTTATCACATAGACCATTTTTATCAATTTCTATACATTTTTTTTCATCAACCGTTGTTAGATCAATGTTATCCCATTTTAAAATTTTTGTATCATTATTTTCAATTTCAAATAAACAAAAGGATAAGTTGCGAATTCCAACGTCTATTGACAAAATCTTCATTATATATAACAATCAAATTTATTTGTATATTGTTTATAAATATTGTTATAAATAATATATTATTTCTTTTTATTTTATTACGCTATATATTTTGTTGCTATAGAAGGCGCGATCATTCGTGCACTCATTTGTTGTTTCTTTACAAAATCTTGTTTTAAATCGCTATTGTTGGATTCATAATTTGGTACATTGGTGTCATATAATGATGAAAACCTATGAGGCACTTTATCATTTATTATGTTATCTGTAATTGTATATGGATTATTGCCAGAAGAGTAAATATATTCCATTGTATTATATTTCATAATTTGATTTGCATTATTTTGAATATATTGCCTGTATTTCCAATTAGAAGTTATACCAGAGTCAACATGGATTTTATTATTAATAACAGCATCTGGTTGCCAAGAAGATTCCAGAGGATTTACTGGTATAACTGTATAATAAGTATTTGAAGAACTATTCATATTATACTAATATTAGATAAAATTTATAATTTTTTATTCATCTCCTAACAATTTTAATAGATCTCCCTTTTTAAGTTTAGAAGCATCTGTAAAAATACCCTTTTCTACAACAATTTCTCTGAGTTTAGTAAGAGACATTTTTTTATAATCTAGTTTTTTGTTAGGTTCTTCTAAATCTTTAACACTTGGTTGCAAATCTGTTGTCAATGTTTCATCTGAATGATCTATATCTATATCCAAATTTGTAAAGTCTTCACTAACATATTTTAAATCAATCGGTTCTTCTAAATGAATAGATTTAATATTTTGTATTTCTTTCATATTAGTAAGATCAGCATCTTCTAAATCAACTACATCTACTAAATCTACAACTGCATCATCTCCGTTGTCTTCATCGTCATCTGAAACTTCATCTTCTAAATCTTCATCTTCGTCATCTTCATCATCTTCATCTGAAACTTCGTCATCGTCATCTGAAACTTCGTCATCATCTGAAACTTCGTCTTCATCTTCATCATCTGAAACTGAAATTAATTTCGGTTGTTCAGTAATTCCAGTAACTAAATTATTTGGATCTAACACAGTGTGTAATCGTACACGTTCTTGGTCTTCTTCGACATGTTGACTTATGGGACCCTGACTGTTGCTTAATTTACTTCTAAAGAACTGCAATTCTTCTGCCATAGTTGAAACTAGACCTAACATAGATGAAATTTTGTGATCTTGCTCAGACATTCTATAACTAACATATGCAAATATTCCACCAATTAAAATAATAATTATTGCGATGCTAAATAAAAATGATGT